TGGAGCAAAAGGTCTAAATTTTTGTCTACGTTTAATTTCGTTTACTTGATCTTTTATATTAGTCCCTCGTGGATCTGCTAGTAAACTTCTATTGCCTAGTGCTCTAGGGCCAAACTCTGCACGACCACTAGCAACACCTACAATCTTGTTTTCTAATAGCTCATCAATGATATCATTAACTGGATACTCACCGCTAATATTGTATCCTAAAAATGGGCCTTGCCAGTTTAACTTTTTACCATATGAAAGTGCCGCGGCACCTAAACTACTACCAGCATCCCCCGGGTTAGGCATAATCCAAATATTATCAAAGCCATCAATTTTACTATTAGCAACACAGTTAAGAGCAACGCCTCCCATTAACACTAGATTTTTACTGTAGAAACTATGCCTTGCTCTATTACATAAACGAGTTACTAGGTGTTCGGTAATAGCTTGTACACTAGCCGCAATATCAATATCTAATGCACCTACTAGGTAATCTTCATCAATCCCAGCATGGCAGTTTTGTTTAAAAGTAAATTCTCTTGTATTCTGTATAAAGTCGTTATAAATTCTGTCAAAGTGTTTGTTCTCTCCCCAGGCCGCCATTCCCATAAAGATATATTCTTCATCCATTGGTTTAAGTCCAACGTGTTTAGTCATTGCACTATAAAATAATCCTAAACTATGTGGATACTTCTGTCTCCAGATAAGTTTGTATTGACTTCTGCCATCAAGTAGTGTTATAGCTCGCCAGATACTTGCTGTAGTAAATTCACCAATGGCATCAATAACAACTACGGTTGCTTGATCAAACGGACTAGTTGAAAACCCTGCGGCGGCATGACTTAAATGGTGATCGTATTTTTTAACTGGAATCCTACAAGACAGTGGAATACCTTGTGCTTTTAAAATACTCCAAGCATTTATTTTATTCCATTCAATTTTTTGTCCTGCATATGCTTGTCTAAGTTGTTTTTTAACTGGATTTTCGTAATACGCAACTTCCTTAACTTCATCAAAATCAATTTCATGCAGTAACTCACGACATAAATCTTTATCGTTCTTATTTCTACTATAACGTTCACTATGACTAGCAAACTTAATGTTACCAACTTCGTCAACTAACGTTACCGCCGCATCATGAAATCCTGCACTCACACCTAGAATTGTTTTCATTTAGCTTTGTCCTATCCAATTATAAACGCCGGCTAAGGCCGCAATAAGGTAACATAGTTCCATTAGGCATCTAGGTTTATCTCTATCTAAATAAGCAAAATATGCCCACGCTACACAAGTTACACTACTAAGTGCCCATCCTATCCATTGTAGTGCTATTACTCCACTAGCAAGAAAAAACAAACAACTAATAGCTCCAATGAATGCAAGCCATTTAGCGGTTGTTAATGAAATTCGAAACATGCTCTTTGATTACCTTTGCTATACGTGTGTGTCCAAATTCCAACGGATGTCCTCTAGGACCTTTAACACAATTTCCTTGCCACTCTAATATACCATCTATAGGCCATCCAACGAACCGTTCAATATCAATTGCATTAAACTGATTTTTAAGAAACTCTCTATATTCATTGTAGTAACCTTGCAGGCCAGCAACATTATACATAAAGTATTCTTGGTCTCTATTTTTTAAAAAGTCTTGTAGTGCTATTATTTGGTTAAACTGTTTGCGAAATCCCCAAGAGGTTTCATAACTGTACTTATAGTACTCTTGAACCCACGCAGGTTCTTTTCTAGGTCGGTTAATTAGTCCAGGTTTATGTATTAAACAAGTAACAGGCTCAGTATGAGGTTTTAAATTAGTGGGTACAAAATTAGGATTATTGTGTATTGCCTCAAATCGATTCTCAGCAGGCCACGACACTAATACCAGATCAAATTTCTGTCCGCTAATTAATGTTTCAATTACTTGCCTAAAGACGTAATCGGAACTTGCTCCCGACATGCCTAGGTTAACTACTTCGTTAAATTGTAAATCATTTTTTAATAAGTAAGGATACGCACTAACTTTTCTGTCGTCAAGTTCTTCACCAAAAGTAAAGCTATCGCCAACTGTTAATAACCTACGCATTATTTGTATATAAACGGATCTCGTTTACGTAACTCTTTTAATTTTTTACGATATGAAATCTCAAGTTTTACTCTATTAATTATATTTTTAACCCATTGAATCATTGAATTTCTCCTGGAGTAACTCTGCGGCGGCCGCGTGGGCCTCTTCGAGTGGATGCGTTGTTCCTACTTTATATTTATTTTCTACAGCCCATTGATAAAATCCTCTTGGATTGGATGTCTCGTGTTCGTTATCTCCCTTAGGGAACCACCACCACGCACCAAAGTCTATACTGTTATATAAACCTAGTATAGTATAATCAATCTTAATGTCGTGTTCACTAATAGCAGGTTCGTCAAAGCCATCCGGCATGTTGTTTTTTTTGCCATTAGTTCCAGCAGATATTGTCCAATTATCAAGTATACAATTATCTGCTCCTGTAAACAAGTAAGGAATATTATGTACTTTTAAATAGTTCTGTAACATGACTATTTCTTTGAGTGTATTATACATTTCCCAATATTCATCTATTGCAATATTTTTATAAAACATTTTTGCAAACTTCTCTACTCCAGTAACTCGGTCTAGTTCCTGTCGTTTAAGATGATATTCAAGAATACTGTCATCCGGATTGTGGAACGAACTTTGAATATCATCAGTGGTCTGCAGATTCCAGGCACTAAAGTCGCACCAAGGAGTCTTTTTATTCCTTGTATTGTATGCAAATCTAAATTCATAGCGAGACGGAAAAGTCCATTGCACTAAAACAAACTCCGGTTTAAATTCTTCACAACCAGCGATAGTAGTACGACTTATTGCTGTATTACTAGCACCTGGGTTTGCTATACAAATATATTCTTTGCTACTTTTCTTGCTTAACAGAGCAGGATATGTAGTTTGACTATTATGTTTCCCGCCATAAGTATCTTTCAATTCACTACCGTAAATGAAACTGCACCCATTTGCAAGAACTGTCATGATACCGTGACCATCCAAGGTTCACCAAATACAATAAGGTGAATAGTGTTGACAACTATTGCCCCAACTAACAATTCCAAATAACCCATAATATTATTCCTTACTACTGTGATCGTAACCAGCTTTTAATTTATCAATTTGTATTGCATAATAATCCTTATCATACCAACAATAATCAAAATTGCATGCGGCTTCTCGTGTTTCAATTCTTATAATGTCTAAATGTTCGCCGATGATCTGCCAAACTGTTTCAGGGTGGTCTGTACCAAAACTACCTACTAAATCAACTTGTCCTACGGAATGATATCCGTAGTTGTATTGAGGATCAGTATGTTTAAATCCTTGACGTTCTAGCCAAATTGCATATTCATCCATACGTTGTTTATGCCACGGGTAATCACCAGTATAGGTAATGTCACGTGACCATTCAATATCAAATTCGCCGCTATAGTATCGCAAGTGTGTAATCTCTTCGCACATTGCTTCTGTTAAGTCTGGAGCGCCTTCATCGACAAACACTTCGTATAATGTTTTTCCTACTTGAGTCCAGTGTTGGTAGACAGTACCAAAGGTACGATCATATCTTTCCTTATTGAATTCCCTTTTATGTTCGGTGGGGTATTCAAATCGAGGAGCGTTTAAAAACGTTGTGATCTGAGACGGTCGCATCCACTGCGGCGCCTCGATTTGTTTCTTCTGGCTCAGCATTAATGATTCTGCTTCATGACATAAATTGTTTAACTGCCTAATAGCAAATTTAGTTTCGTAATTTGCTTTCTTATACCAGTCACTCAATCCCCATGCACTACCTTGTAGTACTTCAAAATGATTATGCAACCTGTTCATAATATCTTGATTTGGGTTCATGCCATCTCTGAGTGTTTTTGGTGTAAATATTTCTCGTATCGTATACTCCTTATTAAAGAAATTATTAATGGTATCTTTAGCCCATTGTAGTTCTTTACATATAAAGTCAATATCTCTAGTAGTGTCTGGAAAACCTAAGAACAAAAAATTCTTTTCTAAGTATGCGTTATTTAAGAGCAAGCCGTTTAACGCACCTAACCAGCTTTGTCCCATTGTAGTTTTCTCAACATCAATATGAAAGTCAACTGTTTTATTTTTTAAAACTGGATTTCTTAATACTACTTTAACTTCATGTGTCATATCTTCTCCCACCAATCTAATACGTCAGGTCGAGTGGATAAGATGTCCTTCATCGTCAGCGACTGAGTTCTAATTTGTTCTAATTTTAAAATACGTTCTTTACCTTTACGAAGCCCTGCTTCGTATTGGTCTGGCCATTGCTCAGCGAATGTAGGTCTATCCTTTAACTGTACCAGTACATCATTCATTGCTCCTGTGCTAGACTTACTTAATTCGTCTAGCCACGGATGTAATAGTTCACGTGGTAATGCTAAAGGAGATAATATAATGTCAGGACTAAAACTAAAGACTACTTTAGCAAGTACACCAACACCTAATCTTTCTGCGAGTTCTTGGATCGGTTCGACTTCAAAGAGTCCCGGTAAGGTAAGAGTGAAGTCAATACGAACTTGGCGCGGGTGGTTGCTGATCTCAATTCCTTTATTGAAGTTTTCAAGCCACTTGTTAAAATCAAGACCTGTTCGAATATACTCTCCAATTCGTCCCGTTCCGTCGATGCTTGCACATATTTGCCAATCACGTAGCCTAGACAAAATGTCAGTATACAGATTAGTGCCACCATAATCAATGCGACTAAGATTAGTGTTGTATCTTGCGTAAACATTTGGACCATCTCCTAGTTCTATAATGCGTTTCATATACCTCCAATGCTGTTCATACATTAAAGGTTCTCCGCCGACCCAGTACACCTCTTCTACCCGATGTTCCTCAACTGCGTCTGAAAATTCTTTTTCAATTTGTGTGGACTGAAAGTCCTCAATTTGTTTTTTAATAGCAGGTTTCATCCAATTGTTCTTTGGATCATCCCAGTTAATCATATTATATTTTCTTTGCTCAGCTTCCCAGCTTGATGAAAGCATGTCGCCGCACATACGACATTTAAAGTTGCATAGGTTTGAGAATCTGTAATCCCAACTTACAGGTTTTAACGAAGTAGTGCCGTTTGAATCAGTGTTATCCCATATTGACTCATATTTATGACCAAACAATTGATTAAAATAACTTCTATATACATCAGTGTTTAATAACTTACTAGTACACACGTCACACTCACTAAGCTCTTCACCTGCCATCATCCGACGTCGAACACTTTTCATATGTTCGCTATTCCAGTGTTCATCTAATGTTATTGGCGTATATGTTCCTGTGCCAGATTTAGTATCAATATATTGCTCAAAATTTTGTGCAGGCTCACGACTAGCACAACACAAACGTCTTTCAGTTTGTGGACTTAAATACGTATGAGTCCACGGTGCCATACACAAATTTTCAGGTTTTTTATCTGGTTTTATCATATTAAAAATTTACATATAAAGATTTTCGAATAACATTGTCGGGAACCTTACCTTTCATGCCGTGTTGTATTGTGTGCGAATTTAATAACATTAGTCCGGTATTTACTTCATAGTCAACTTCGTACTTGATATCATTTTCGTACCAGTAAGTACCCATTGATTCACTGTTACTTTCTTCTCCTAAGTATAACATAATAATATTACGAACACTATCAGGATCATCATGATGCATTGCGTTTTCATACCCAGCATAATCAAACCATATTTCAACAGCTTGCACCTTTTGTTTGTCGATGTCGAGGCTAGAAAATCTACCTGCTATTTCATTGCGTACAATGTCACGATCAGGCTCTAACCACCACGACTCTCTGTAGCCTCCAAGATGCCATGCTTCAGTAATAGGGTTAAATTGTGTTGTATGATTAAACAACTTGTTTTTAACACCATTGGGGATATTGTGTTTTAACTTGTATCCGTTTGCGGATATTTGTTGTACTTCACGTATCACTGTAACCCATTGCCTCTGCTATTTGTGTATGTGTTTCTAAGAAATTTTCCTTACGATATGCGTCGGTCTGTTTCATTAGTCTAACAAATCGACTGCCGTCACTAGTTGGACCGTTCTTAATAAACTGTATTAAGTTATCAATCTCAATTTTATCACGCGGAATAAATTCATCTTGTGATAATCTATCCAGTACTAATTTCTTTGCATCCGATGTCATTTCACCAATATTCTGATGTCGTGGATCATGTAACATATTAAAGTGATGATAATCAAAGTCTTGTGTATTCATCCAATCACATAAATCCTTTAGGTAATAGACGTTCTGAATATTTACAGTTAAACAAATCTGCAATTTAATATTAGTATTACGGTTACGTAATTCTCTAAAGCGTTTTATGTTCTCACATACCTGATCCCATTTTGCACCATAACGTTCATATTCAAATCGATTACCAACGTTATCAATACTAAATGCAATCTCCACATACTTAAATTCTTTCCACAAATGTACAAATTCTTCAGGATACTTTGTGCCATTTGTATTATAATGTATTTCAATGTTCTTTGCAAAACCGCCATCAACGGCTTGTTGTAATAATTGAAAATGTTCTTTGATCATAAACGGTTCGCCGCCGGTAAACTCAAAGTACTTAACGTTAGGGAGTAATTCAATCATATTCTCCCAAAATACTTCAGACTCACGAGGCCATTTACCATCCTTTAACCATTTATAAGCAATATGGTCTTTAGCATCTCTATTCTTATATTTGCGTATATAATCAATTTCTTCTCTGGCCCATTTACTGCTAGACCAAGATCCACATATACGACATTTAAGATTACAAATGTTTCCAAGTTTTAAATCAATAAACCAAAGACTGTCAGGGTTAGTATCTGTAAAATCTAATAAAGGTCGTTCATGTTTAAAACGCACATCAGTGTTCATGCGTTTACTTGTGCGGCCAGCATCTTCTTCATCCCAACAACGACTACATGTTTTAGGCTTTAAGCCACTCAAAAATTGCTTGCGTAGATCAATCATGTATTCACTTTTATAGCTATCTTCTAATGTATGTTCTTTAAGTGTATACTTTGACCCGTCGGGTTTTGTAATCTCATCCATTGCTAAACAGCAAGGTCGAGTAGTGCCCATTGGTGTAGTTTCCATACTAACCCAAGGTAACATACAAATTGTGTTAGGCAGTGACATTTTTTAACTCCTGGAATTCAGGGAATGTTGCCCAGAAGTCTTCATTACGAATCTCATCTAACTTCGTTACTTCCTCTTTAAACCGCCCCCAGTTTTGTTTATGATTGTCCTGACTATTCATAAAATTAATAGCACTTTCAAATCCTGTTGTTGCTCTACGTAATTGATCCTGTGGATCTAACCATTCAATGTGCTTACGATACGCCGGCTCAATTACATTACGTTTAAACTCTTCTGGGAAGATATCAATACGATACCAGTCTGGACTCTGACAGATGTTTACATTAAAATCCTGTGGCTTAATAAACCCTTTATCAACCCAGTCTCTATGGAAGTCTAATACGTGTAGTACATTCTGACTTGTAACTGTAGCACTAACATAAAAATCAACATGTGGTACTTCTGCCATCATGCGTACTCTGTTATCTTCAGTTTGTTTCCAATTTGCACCCTTACGTATTAGTTCTGCTTGCGGACCCATACCATCAAGACTAGCACCTACGTTTACTGTTTCAAACTTGTTCCAATAATCAAATACATGCTTTTTCTTATAACGCATTTCTGAGAAGTTAGTATTGTACACTAAACGTACATCAGTCTTACCTAAGTCAATTAACCGATCAAGTAAGTAGTAATGCTCTTTCATGATTAGAGGTTCGCCACCAGCAAAGTACACTTGTTCTAAATGCGGAATATGCTCTTCCATCTGAGCTAACATTCCATCTTCGTCGCCTGTGGTGTACTCTACTCGTGCCATGTCTCTTTTCAACACATCAGGCACCTTTCCGTATAGTTTTACGTGGTCGTTGAACCAATTACTGCTAAAAATCGGGCCACAACTACGGCATCTAAAGTTACATAGGTTACTGAAGCGTATATCCCAATATCGGAGTTTAAACTCAGGATGTTCGCCATCTTCGTGCGTTTGATCTACTTCAGGGATTAAATGCCCGTAGTTACGATTGGCATCATTACGCATTGAAAAGAAGCCATTTTGCTCTTGCTCGTAGCACTTAGTACATTCTTTACAAGGTTTATCTTCAAGCATATTTTTACGCATAGTTTTATACGCATCCTGATTCCAAACCTCTGTCATTGTGTTTTTACGAAGATCGCCAATTGGATGCCAGTAGTCGCCTAAACAACACGGATAAACCCTACCATCTGGAAATGCATGCATATGCACCCACGGCATCATACAAAAGTTATCTTCTTTGACCAACCTATCATATTGCTGTTTAGTTAATTCTTCTGGTTTAACAAAATGTGGAGTTCTTTCGTTATAGTCATATTTTTCATAAAAGTCTTTTTTACTTGAGTCCATTATACCACTCCGCTAATTGGGGAAATGTAGAAGCAAAATCTTTGTGTCTACGGTTGTCGTATTGTGCATAAAACTGTTTAAAATCATTATGCAGTTTTGGCATTTCGAATGAATCGCTATGTGGAGTTTTTACAACATCTAAGTAATCTATTAGACGTTGCACATGATTACGTTCATGTTCGTGTAGCACTTTGCTATTCTTATGACGTTCAATCCAATCCTGCAATCTATTCTTGTGTTTCGTTCGAATCTCATCGGGCAATACTAATGCACTTTGGAAACTTGGAAATCGTAAAATGTTTAATGTAAAATTAGGATAGTCTCTACCGTATTGGTTCTTGTAACCAACCATAAGATCTAGAAATTCCGGAAGGCTTTCTAAACACAATGCATTAATAGTACACATGCAATGTAATCCACGTAGCTTACCGCCACGCATCAACAATTCCATATTTGATGTCCACTGGTTCCAGTCTAATCCGTCACGTATGTATTCTGCATGCGGCTCAAGGCTTTCGTTGCTAGTATACAGGTCTAACTCAACGTGTTCGCTTGCTTCTAATAGCCGTTCTACTTTATCGTTATCAAATCCTAAATTACTATTAATTGCTAAACGTGTCTTAGACTTTCCTTTGTTTATTTTAAACCAATCTAATAGATCCCAGGTATGTCCGCTCATTAATGGCTCGCCGCCTGTAATACGTAGCTCTTGAAGTGTTTCGTGTAAGTCACTTTCCCACCATTTAAAAAATGCATCTACGTATGGATTTGATTCGTTATACTTAAACAAACTGGCTTCTTTATGTTCGTGCGTAAAGTGATTGCGACCGTCGCTAACTAGATCCGTATAAGCACCGTTCTTCTTAATATCTTTAGCCCATGTTGTTGAAAACGCTGGGTTACAATAACTACATGCAAACTGACAAGTTCTATCAAATGCAATTTCAAGTGTACGCAAATTAACATCGGCATCAGGAGGAGTATCGTATGCATTTTGTAATTCTTTATCTGAATAGATAACGCTCTTATAAACTCTATCGCTAATGTTGTCCCTGCCAATGTCTTCAATCTTCCAGCAATACTCACAGCCCTTAGGTCGTACACCGTCGAGCATATCAGCACGGTCTTGTTTTTTCTGTGAACTATTATGCAATGCTTTAGGATTAAACTTAACTTCTTCAGCGTCTATTTTATGTGCTGGTGGATGATGACAACTTGTAGTCATCCCCGATCCAAGCCATATAGTAGCATTATACCATTTAGCTCCACAGAAGCTATCACTTTTAGGATCAAGCACTCTTCTTCTAAACGCCAAATCAGTTTCATTTATTAATTTAGGCAAAGTGTTTCTCCATTTCAGATATATAGTTTACTATCTTTGTGCCGCGATGTCTATCTCTAATGGTAATCATATCTAAGAATTCTTTCCAGTTTTCTTCATTAGAGTTATCCAGTGTATTGATAATTCCTTCTAAACCATTTTGTGCTTCGTAATCAACAGCACGAAGTCTGTCTTGTGCAAGTTGAGCTAATTCCTTTGGCAAGCACACAGGCGCTAGGTAATGAGGCTTTGTTAATATATCAAACTGCACAAAAAGCTCTTCCTGTTTAGCCCACTCTAATAATCTATCAATGTATAATACATTTAAATTTTGCACGACTGTGTTTACAAAAATATTAGCATCAGGTATTTGACGCATCAACTCTATATTCTTAGTTATAATATTCCATTTGCTTGGATATCTTATGTAATGGTTAAGTTCTGCATATCCGTCAATACTTAAACACATCTTAATATCGTGTGCTGACAATACATCAACCCAACTTTGATCAAATTTAGTTCCGTTAGTTGCAATCATTATTTCTTTGCGTTGTGTTAATGATGAAAGAATATCACGAACCCAAGGCAACATAAACGGTTCGCCTCCCCTTAGGATAAAGCTATCACTGTGTTCCATTATTTCAAGTATTTTGTAATTGTCTTTTTCATTCCAATTGTATTTTTTTTGATCCCATACCTTGCCAAACAGTTTGTTTTCTTCAACTAAAAATTGGCTACTAGACTGCGGGTTACACATCAAGCATTTCAAGTTACATACATTTGATAACTGTATTTCCCAATCTAATGGTTGTTCTGTTTGTTCTGTTATGTCACTCCAACGTTCATTGCTGTACTGCCGAAAACTTTTTGATCCTTGTTCTTCTTGTTTATAGCAACGAACACATTCATCACTATGTTCATTGTTCTTGATACGCTTTCTTAGATCATTGAGATAATTGCTATTCCACCATTCGTCAACAGAGTGCGTTTTCATATTAAAATCTGTTGTTACAAAACTACGACAACAAGGCATAAAACGTCCTTGGGTGTCTACCAGACTATGCATAAACGGACGCACACAAAATTTATCGTTATCTTTGAGCATAATATCTACCTTGTTTCCAAAACTCTTCCATTTCTGGAAATGTCTTTAAGAAATCTGTGCCTCTACGTTTATCATGTTCAGTAAAAAACCTATAAAAGTCTGCTCTATTTTTCTGTAAGTATTCTGGTGATAATTCTGATCCTTTACGCATCCAAGTAATATCTCTACGCATGCGTTGTACTTCGTAATCTTTAAATCCATGAAATGGATCATCTTTAGTTTCTAAATTCTGTTCCATCCAGTCAGCAACATCTGTTAATTTATCAGCATAAGGCCAAGGAAGTATCTGCAAACTCTGCCAGGCAGGTTGTCGTAGTAAAGGAGTATCAAACCATACACGTTGATATGTTGTACTAAATGATTTACGTAAATCAAGTATCCATTCTAGTTGCTTCCTAATACCAGATACACTTAAATTATTCATTGTAATAATAAATGTTAAGCTATTACGTTCCGGAACTTCAGTTAGGTACCTATGAACATTGTTTGCCATGCGAGGCCAACTAAGTCCGTGTCTAATGTATTCAGCATGAGCAGGAATGCCGGTATCTAAACTAACATATTGCATAAAATGCTCAATTTGAGACTTGCATAATTTCTTTACGTAACCTATATATTTTTCAAACAGTTTATCTTCTACACTAAAGTTACTAGTTACATTTAAGTGTAACTCAGGATTTGGCAATGCTAATACATAATCAAACACACGATAGGTATTATTATCCATTAATGGCTCGCCTCCGGTCATTCGAAAATGCTTTAGGTGTGGATATAATGAGGGCCACCATTCCCAAAACGCATCTACGTATGGATTTTCTTCTCTGTGCGGAATTGGTCTATTACGACCAGTAAAATGCTCAGGTGCATTATGCGGAGTACTAGTAGGATATGCTCCGGCCTTTTTAATCTCTTTCATCCAGGTAGTGCTAAACTGCGGACTACAATATGAACAAGCTAAGTTACACGCATTGTTAAAATTAACCTCAACATAACTAGGCTTCCAATCTTCGTCGCCTGAGCTATTCTTAATTGCTTCGTAATCACTAGCCGCCCAAGGTTCGCCGCTTCGGTAATGTCTATCACTTAGGTTACCCGAATCTTCGATGTTCCAACAATACTGACATTCTGATGGTCGCTCACCTTTGAGCATTATTTTACGTTGCTCTTTTTTATGCTCTGTGTTATGTAATGCATCAGGATTAATCTTTACTGCATCGGCATCAATCTTATGCAATGGAGGATGGTAACAACTGTTGTTTAGACCAGTAGGCAAATGAAAACTTACTTGTTTCCATTTAGCCAGACACAATCCTTTACCAAGGTTGTCTTTCATAAATTCTGCACTAGCCATAAACTTACTTTTATTGCCTACGGACTCATCACCTTTATTCATAGTTAATCATTCCAATCGCTACAAGATATCCTAATATATTAACACATGCAAAGTAGATTGTCAAGAGAAAAGGCCAAACTAATTGTCTACGTTTATATGCTACAATAGCTAAAACACTACCAATAAAAAACCCAGGATATACTAGTGTCATATCTGGGTTGTTAGCAGTAACCGCAAGTATTAGACTTGCTCCAACAGTAAATACAAAACTAAGCATCTCATAATAAAATGCTGTTTTATCACTGCGATAACTATTAATCCAAAATTCTTTTACTTTATTCATCACCATCCCATTATCATCTTTGTTTCTTCAGAAACGCTGTCCATAGTAAACGGAGGATCAAATGTAGTAACTACTTCTACGTTGAGAACTCCAGGTGCATATCCTGCTTTCTTAATATCGTCTACAATTTGATCCGCAAACGGACAAAATGCACTTGTTAATGTATGTGTAATTTCTACCCACTGATCTGCTTTATTAATCTTAATATCATATATCAATCCAAGATCGTATATATTAATGCTTATTTCAGGGTCAAAAACTTCACGTAAATTTGCTATAATCTGCTCTTTGTCTATCATACTACCATCCTTCAATTCGACGAATAACGTCAATCTCTTTTGTCATCATATCTAAATTGTTATGACCCGTTTCGTAATGATACTTAAAAAATTGGCTTGTTGATGCATCTAATTCAACAATGTTTAATGCTAATCTGTTATTAAGCATTTCAGTTACTTGTTCCATACTATTATGTCTACCAACGCTAGTAGTCTCTAAGTATTCAGCATAGACTTCTGCAAGTTTATCAAAATCTTGTACCTGTGTAAAATCCCAGTCTGTTAACATTGTTAGATAGGTTCCATATCTAGCACCGTTAATTGCTTCTTCTCCGTGTTCTACATCACGTCCTATAGTTTGCCAAATCTGCAAGTGGTCGAGGTTACGTTTCTTAGCATTATCATCGAACTCTTGCAAACTTGGCTTGCGTCCACGATCTAAGCACATTTTAACACCTTCTCGGAACCCTGCCCGCCAGGCATGAAATGGGCTACCGTTAGGATATGTAGTGCTGTAGCAGTTGTGCATAGGGTAATAAGTTTCCTCGAAACAGAATTCTACGGCTGTTTCGTGACTCCCGTCACTTGCTTCGTGGGTACGCATATTGTTAACAAATCCTTTACTCCATACACTCATACCACCATTACCGTACATCAGTCCGTTAATGTGATTACGTGCTTTCCATCTGAATGCACAATCGTTATTAGGAGTTTCAATTTGTAAATTAAAAAAGTCTGCATCTGGAATATTGTCGCCGTCGATTAATACAAAAAAATTAGTATCACTTGTTTCAGCCGCGGCCTTATGTGCGGCATCACTGCCCTTTATTCCGTCAACACGTTTAGCCCATGGAACAATATTTAGAATCTTAATCCAAAACTCTTCCTTTTGCGGTTCGTCATAGCTTAGATAGATACAATCTAAATCTGCTATATCAGTTATACTTAAATCCATAATATTGACCTTCTCCAGCGTCGGTTAAAATTCCTGCATGATTTTTAGCAGACCTATACTTACTAACTTCTTTTTTTTCTAATAGAAATTTATTAGTGTTAGTATCAATGCGAGTTAACTTACCGTCAATTACTCGCATACTTGAATAATTTGGTTTGTTATAGAGTGCTTTACTAATCCGAATATACCGACCAGGTAACTCTTCGTTAACTGACATACGTGTGGGTACGCCTGTTTCATCATAGTATAATCGATATTCAAAGTTGGTTTTCATATTGATTAATTAAATCCTTTACTATAAAGTTCTTGTCATGATAATGAACTGGATAAAGTTGCAGTACGTTATTAATACGCATCTCAGCTAAATCATTTTCAACATGTACTGAATCAAATACCTTAACAGTTTCTGCCCATCCTTGAATACCAGGTTTCATATGTGCAAAACGAAAGAAATCTAAACTAGGAATATAAGGTTCTTGATCAACCATTGTTGATACTATACCATATACAACATCTGTTGTTGGGTGCTCGTCTCTAACATTAGTTAATCCAAAGTCACGTATACTATCCCAGTTTTTATAAATCTCTTTAGCTAAAGTAAAAAACTCTGAGGCTTCTTTGCTATAACGAAAATACATCATACCGTTATAAACATCTGGCATGTTATTATAATCAAATAATTTACGATAATTACGGTTAGTACTGTGTCTCTGTTGGTAATCAACTACTCCATAACTTAATACTACATTCCGCAATCTAAGTGCTTGCCACCAATGAGATATATCTCTAGTAAACAATAAATCAGATTCAAGTTTAATGGTCTCTTTAAAAGGTGTTAGCCAGAAAATTTGCCACTCGTTGGAGAGTTTCCAATTAGCATCTTTTGCATTATCTTGTTTTAAGGTAATAACGTAGTCGAACGCACGGCGTTGAGTGTCTGTTATTTGAGACTGTGTAAGCTCATCCACTATTACAGCATATAGGCTGTTAGGTTGTGTTACCTTTATATTTAGCGCCTGAAGGTATGCCAGCTCTAAATAGTTTACATCATTGGTATTCTGTGCTATTGTAAGGAAACCTTTGTCAGCTTTATGTTGCATTGATTATCCTTTCAAACTGCTCAGACTGTAAATAGAGCTTGTCATGGAAGTGTATAGATGTATATGGTAACACGTATGCTCCATTATCTGTAACTACTTTAATCCAATCATCTATGATAATTTCATTAACTTTACCTTGTATTGTTAATAACGGCCACGGAATCTTTGTAGCGTCAGACTCTACATAACCGTTAACCAATCTATCAGCAATAGTAAATGCAACATCATTGCGAAAGTTTCCCATCTGTATCCGGTAGAGTTCTCTATAGTAAGGATAATTGTCTTGCACCATTTTAGCAAAGGTAAACAAATCTTTTGATTTCTGTGTTTTATTAAATGCAATTACTGTAGCCCACAACATTGGGCTAATTGCAACTTCTCCTAATGTATCAATAGCATTAGTATTAACATAGACATTAGTTTTCGCTATGCTATAATCTGTTACAGTATCTAGTACTTTAAGGAGATTATCATCAAATATTAAATAGTCTCCGTCTAACACTAGTGTTTGGTCATATGGAGATAAGTCGTATGCCTCACACCTTCCGGCGTTTTGCCATTCAACTACTTTACCGTCAAGATATCGTTTATTATTAGATTTACTACCACTAACTATAGTAGTAGGTAATCCAAGATATCTTTTAATTAGTTTAGCATTAATATTTGCAATTTTAACATAGTCAATTTCTTTTGTATTAGTTGCAAATATCAATACACCTCTAGACTTTTCTGACACTTTTAAGTTCCTGATATTGTGTATGCCAAGTATTCATTACCGCTTGGTAACGTTCTTTAGCTAATAATACTAGTTCACTACGTTTAATTGGAACAGGATTATTATATGTATCTTCAAGAAACATATCTTCGGTATGCCAGCTTTCTAAAAAAGCAATCAAAGTAGGAGTAACATAAAACAATCCACTATTGTAAGTTACATGTAACTCAGCCTGGATTGATTCACGTAATGCTTTCTTATTAGTCTGAAACTTGGTAGATGCTTTAACTCTATCAACTAAGTTCTGGTTCACGTTTTGCTTCAACATTTATTGTTTTCGATTCTATTGCATTATTAATAAATTTAACGGCGTCATCTACGTCATTAAAGGTCGCGGCTTCGTGGTCTTCGATTTCAATTTCGAATTCTTCTTCAAATGCCATTGCTAATTCAATATTGTCTAGGCTGTCTGCGCCAAGGTCGTCTACGAAACTTGAGTCAGTATCAACAGCCGTGGGCTCAACACCTAGGTGTACTTCTAAAATATTTTTCACTCGAGTCAGAGTGTCTTGGTAACTCGGTTTGACCATCTATATCTACTCCTGTATAATGATTACTAGTAGTATATAACAAAAAACCCACTCTGTCAAGTGGGTTTTTCATTTATGGTTAAATTTGTTTTAAATTAAGTACTAGCCAGTTGTAACACCGCCCCATACGTTTGAAAGGTTACTTGTTGATGGTGGGCGTACTGTTAATGTTGATGTAACTGAAAAGTTAATTGAATCATCAAAGTTATCAGCGGCTGTATCAGTAAAAGTAAGTACTATAGTAACAATCTGTCCAACATCTCCATTGGATCCTTGTACACCATTAGTCTTAATGAATACTTGAATATCGTTGCTGTTATAATCGCCAACGCCATTTGCACCGTACACTCTTAGTATAGATGCATTAGAAGTTCCAGCATTCCAGTAACCTAGAGCAGTGTTTGAAGAGTTAACTGTGCCGCCCGAGCCTGTTCTACTGTTTGTTGCTTGACCAATAATAATACTACCAAGGTTAGCAACTAGTGCAACCCATGCAGTACCTTTAGCGTTACCAGACGTATTTGAAGCTGAGAGGTTCCAAATTAGTTTTCCGCCTGCGTTAAAGAAGTAACGTGCTTGGTCCGCACTAGCAAATGTTGCTGTACGTGTAATTGATTGTGAACCTGTATTAATTGCTGTTGCACTACTGCCTGCGGCGGCAACGTCTGATCCGTTTGAAGCAAAGTTTAAACGGTTGTTAAATCCATTAGTAACCGATGTACTTAAAGTACTTAAGAAAGTAATAGTATTACCAGCACTTGGTTGCGTAAGTCCTGAACCAGATCCTGCTTGATGTGAAAGAATTGAATCAATACGTGCAATTAATGTTGCCCACTGTGTTGCTGTTACAGTATCACTACCGCCAGTAACTGTTGACAATGTTGTTGATTGTCCGTATCCTTTATTTCCGCTTCCTACACCCCAGACAGTATTAATGTTTGCTGTGTTGTGGCTTACAGCCGCTCCACCTTGTGCAAAAGTATTATAATCGGTTGCTTGGATTAATCCACCTTGGCTATATGTCATGTTATTTTACCCTTGTTTATTATGAAGTTAGTTTTACAATAGCTTCGACTGAGCCGAGCCCGTCATACCATTTATCTTCTAGCGAACGCCCAATTACGTTCCAGGGGGTAATTTCATCTTTAGAAGCGGCTCTAGCACGGCCATTACCAGCACTTACCAATCTGTCACCCTTGTTTACTTGTCCAACTACTGTTACTGGAACTCTTCCACTAACTGCAATAGCTGGATGTGTTTGATCGTCTCCAGCGCCGGCATTCATTAAGTATGCCGCTCTACTACTTACCACGCCAAAGACCTCGTCGGATAAATCTTCTCCAACTTTGGTAATTTCTTCAACGCCGCCAAGTGCAACCACTGTGCCAGGAGCATATGTTGCATCAGATGCAAAACGCTCCGCCAAATCCGCGTATTGTGCTTGTGTAGATGTTCCACTAAATGTGGAAGCGTAAATTGTATTAAATTTATGTGTAGCGTTACCTAAGCTAAATGAGTTTCCAGTTGAAACTCTGATACTTCCAGTAATTTCGTTTGTACCGTCTCTCTTAAGATATGTTGCTAATTGTGTTTGGATGTCGGAAATATCACCACCTGATCCAGCAATGGAATCTACTAATGTTGTAATCTCAGCATCTACGTATCCTTTAGTTGCAATACCGTTAGTAGTAGTTGGACTACCTACTACTACTTCTGCTTTTCCTGTTCCTGTTAATGAAATAATCTTTGTGTTAGTGTTTGCTACCTTAACATAAAAATCCAAAGCATTACCGTTAGTAACACTAGAAACGTTTGAAGCTGATCCTGTAACTGTTAGTGCAAAGTCGTTACTTGCACCAACTGTTAAACCACTATTGTTTTGAATTGACTGTGCGGCTGTAAACGCAGTAGAACCTGCTAGTGTTGCATATGCACTTGCCGCTACACCGTTAAGTGAAGTTGCGTTATCAGCATTGCCCCAATATTTAAGTCCCGAAATACTTGTACTTAGATTAAATCCAGGCTTAATTGAAGTAAAGCCAGGAGCACTAGATGCTGATAACGGAGTAAATTCAGCGTCTCTACTTAAAATACTAGTTAACTGGTTGTTAACAAAGAACTTAACAACAACGTGTGTTGCATTGCCTGCGGCATTATCTGCAATAACGTCTGCAATAGCACCTGTTTGTCCTGATGTTGCTGTAAATGCTGGGCCAATTGTTACAAAGCTAGTTCCGGAGTAAACTTTGAGCTGAGTATTTGTTGTGTCCCACCATAAATCTCCAACAACTGGATCAGCTGGTGCAGAGGAACTACTAATGGAACTTGAAATAACTTTCCATGCTGTTCCTGTGAATACTTTAAGCAATTTATTAGCACTATCATACCATAATTGACCAGTAAGTGGATCATCAGGGGCGGCACTATTTGAAAAGTTCTCTAGGATTTTAACAAAATTCTGGTTAAGGAACGCACCGTAGCCTGAATAGTTCTTACCGATAAGAACCAGACTAGTGGTTGTCTCGTCAGTTAGGCCATCTGCTAAGTTTAATAGCGTTGTACCATCCGTTTTTGTAATTGTATATGGCATTTACATGTTCTCCGTGCAAGTATGTATATTTACTTTATATGTTTTTATTTATCCAGTTTCCACTAATGCTTATGCATCAAGTACAAACCAGAAGTCGCCGTCGTCTCCGTCGCTCGATTGCGGCGTTGCTCCCGACACTGTTTTCTTTGACGAACCCCATTTATCATCAAGTACCAACGCTTGTGTCACAAATTCTGTTGTAGCAATCTGTGATGTTGATGCCAATGCAGGTGCTGTTGGTGCTTTAGGTGAACCCAGGAGCTCAGGATTTATAAGTGGTGCTTTAGGATTAATATCGGCTGTTAGTTCTTGTTTAAGTTCGAAATCTCGTTGTGTTGCCCATTGTTGTAGTTCTGCAATAATTTGTGCTTTAATTAAGTTAACAAATGAAGTTGTTGCTAATTTTCCATCATTACTATCAATATTTGGAGTCTCAGCTGTTGGAGTTCCAATGAACTGAGGTGCATTAATACTTGCTTTTGTTTCTAAACTAGTATTAATTGTTCGTATATCTGCTCCGTGTCCAGCTACTGTAGTTTCAGCAGTTATCAACCGAGTATTAATTGCATTAATTGTGTTAGTTAATTCAGTTTTAGTAGTACTAATTGCAGAGGTATATTCCGATGTAATTGTATTACGGACATCAGTAACATACCCTCTGTGAGCAATTCCTTGCTCCGTTGATGGTTGTGTGCTTGTAAAACTTGGACCAACTTGAGTTTCGCCAGTGTCACCATTAATTGTTAATGCTCTAGTTGGTGTACCGTTATAGTTAATAAAGAACTCAACGTCTTTATTTTGCTGTTTATTTTCTATTCTAATTACTTTAGTGTCGGCATTAGTACTAATTGTTCCATTAACTACGTTACTAGCTGATATACTAGTAATTCCATTAATTGTTACGTTAGCATTAATAATGCTGTCTTGATTCTTTCTAACATAATTAGTAGCTAATTGTCCGCCTAATGATTTTGAATCTGTACTTATACCATGAAAGTTAAAGTTAGGTGTTGCTGAATTAATATTAATACCATTCTTAATAGTATTAAATCCAGCCAGAGCTGGTGATGGTGTAAATTCGCCGTCTTGACTAATAATAGCTGAAGTGGTTCCACCTGTTGCTATTTTTAAAACAACGTGTGGAATAGTATTATTATCGGTTACAATAAAAGGAATAACACCAGACTCGCCCCAATTCTTTTCAAAGTCCGGGCCAATAACTTTCCATCCAGTTCCGGAATACATCTTTAATTGGTCTGTACCAATATCCCACCAAAGATCACCAACTGCTGGAGTTAATGGTGCTTCTAACTGGATACTTTCAGACGCAAGAGGCTTCCAGCCGTCAGTAGTACCTTTATATAGATAGAGTATTTTGTGAGCTGTATTATACCAGCATTGCCCAACAACAGGGCCTACTGGTTGACCATCCGAAGCAAAGTTTTCAGCTAATCGAATTGTGTTTTCATTAAGGACCTTACCGTATCCAGCAAAGTTTCTGCCTGCAAGGATAACTGGTGCATCATTAGCATTTGTGGTTGTGCCATCTGCTAATGATGTAAATAAATCTCCGTTGCTTTTGTAAATATCCATCTCTGCTCACTCTTTGTTAGTAGTATTTATGTTATCTTATGAGACTGTGCTTGTGCAAGTCTAGGCATGCCTTCAAATAATTCAGGACCAAGAATTTTAATTAATGTAGTTGCATGTTCTTCACGTACTGCTTCTCTAATATGTTCTTTTTCTGCGTCTGTTAGTGCATCATATCTATTTTTAACAGCTATTTTATATTCATCGAATGTCATCAATTGATCTCCTATGTGATTGTACATTGTAATTGGTTAAACTAAAAATTGAAATAAACCTTGCAATCCCAAGCACTGCTAATAAAATAATTAAATGCTTTTTCTCAACTTTTCTATTGTTGTTTGCTAGATGTCTACAGATAGGTTTACCAATTAACATTAATAACTTGCCAACATAACTTCCTTTGTCTACATAACCCATTTGATATGCCATTTCTGTAGTCCAAGGAATAGCAATAGGAAGAGTCCAGTTTAATGCCCATTGCTTAGTTTTTTTAATTCTTGTTTTATCGTCTTTAATCCAAGGCATAATATTAGAATCATCTCTATTCTCTAACCATCCAACAACATGCTCAGCCCATTTTAAATAACCTTTATAAACAGCAGGGTCATGCGTTTTCATAGATTCACCAAATTTTTGATCTGCTTGGTATATATGGTGCGGCAGGTAACCAAGTTTATGCAAGGCAGTACAAATAATACTGTCGCCTCCGCCTCCGCCGTCGCCTCCGCCAAAATCCGTATCGTACCACGAATCATGATTGTCATGGCTGGGATAATTACGGACCGGTGGAGGTGGTGGTGGAGGTGGCTCAGTATATTGATTAGTTCTGGAGTCTCTACTAAACAAACCCATTTCTGGAGTTGTATCCATAACCCATTGATCTACTCTGTTTACAATTTTCCATTGTCCGGTGAAGTTATTAACTTCTGCAGTTTCATCTTTAACATACGCTGAGCGTATTTCTTTCCAAACTCCACCAATTTTTTGATATGCTGTGGCAATTTCTACCCACTCGTTTGCTTCTTTAACGTAGCCAATACCCCCACTAATAAATTCAATTTCAGCATAACCATTACCTCCTGGTTCACCATTGGAGAGGCCTCCCATTCCGTACTTAAATGTCCCATCGTCAAATCTATATGGTGTTCGGCCTACCGGAGCTTGAAAAGCAGAAGGTCCTGTGCTACTCAAAGTAGCGCCGCCACTTTGGCCGCCGCCTCCGCCACGTGTTCCATCTGGACCATTAGCTCCCCCAGTGCCTGCATTAGGGCCACCGCCGCCACCACCGCCACCAGCTCCATTTCCGATCATTTCGTTGCCTGGACCGCCTTGGCCGTGTTGATAATTTCCTAGCTGAGATAAACCGTGTCCTCCAGGATGAACACTACTTGCTCCTCCGCCACCACCGCCGCCTCCGGCCGCGGCAATCATGTTTAATCCAGCACCAACGCCGCCCTTTTGCAGAAAACTTGCTCCTCCGCCGCCGCCTCCTGCGCCGTACGTAGATGATGTATTTTTATGCCCGGGCCATCCGCCCCAGCCGCCGCTTGATTTGTATTGAGTTCCTGAGGTCTCATATAACGATCTGCCTCCAGAGGATATTCCAGATTGTCCACCACCCTCACCTACAGTAATGAATATTGGTTGTTCGTATTCTAAGCCTATAAAATCAGTCCTAATGTAATAGCTACCGCTACCAGATCCACCAGTCTGACCACTAGTATTATAACCTGCTTGTCCGCCGCCGCCCCACATGCGTACTCTTCCGTAGGATTCTACACCGTCGGGTACCGAAATTCTATATACACCAGGGCTTGCAAAAGTAATTTTTCTAATAGTCAATTTAATTTGTCCCTTTACGAATTCAGTCTGACGATAGCTTCAACCATTCCTAAACCGTCCGATGTCTTGTCTTCTAAACTACGTCCGATTACATTTAAGTTTGTAATCTCAGACCTCGTAGCGCCTTTTGCTATTCCGCTACCAGCACTAACTAAACGTTGTCCTTTTTTAATTTTTCCTACTACTTTAACTGGAACTCTTCCACTAATAGCAACAGCAGGGTGAGTTATATCCGTTCCTGCTCCGGCATTCATTAAGTGAGCTGGGCGTGTACTAATTACACCAAACACTTCTTCACTTCCTTCTTCAACACTAGCAGTAATTTCTGCTACTCCACCTAATGCAACAACTGTTCCAGGACCATATACTTGATCGGCATGAAAGCGTTCTGCAACGTCAGCGTATTGTGCTGAAGTACTAGTTCCGTTAAATGTGGTTGCATATACATTAGCAAATGTATTAGCAGAAGAACCTATATTTAGTACTCCGGTGTTAGTTGGTATTATGTTGCCTGACAATGCAGTAGTTCCAGCTAATGGAATTGCATCTGCTGGTTTACCCGACAAATCCCCATATGCACCTGACGTAGCTACTGTAGATAAAGCTGGTTTATTAACAAGATCAGTGTAGTCTCCTGTTGTCGCTACACTAGCAAAACTTGGTTTACTTGTAATGTCAGCCCATGCATTTGATCCTGCTGGGCCAGCAACTCCTTGTACGCCCTGTGGACCATCTGGTCCTTCTGGTCCAGTTAATCCTTGTGGTCCAGTTGGTCCTTGTATTCCTGTATTACCAATTGGGCCTTGCACTCCTTGTGGACCTTGTGGTCCTGTATTACCAATTGTTCCTTGCACTCCTTGAGAACCCTGTGGGCCAGTTGGTCCTTGTGGACCTTGTGGTCCTGTATTACCAGTTGTACCCTGTGGGCCAGTTGGTCCTGTATTACCAATTACACCTTGTGGTCCTTGGATGTTACCAACGTTCTCCCATACACTACCGTTCCATACATACAAAGTACCGCTAATTAAATAACCATCGCCTAGTGAACCACTTGCTGGCAAAGCGGCTTCATTTGCTACACTACCAAGAATTGTAATACTTGTTCCGTTTGATCCTGCGGCTCCAGTGTCTCCTTGCGGGCCTGTTGCTCCTTGCGGGCCAGTGTCTCCTGTTACTCCTTGAATTCCTCGTAGTCCTTGAACACCAATCGCTCCTGCTGGGCCAGCGACACCTTGTGGTCCGCGTTCGCCAGTTGCTCCTTGCACTCCTGCTGGGCCAGTTGGTCCTTGTACTTCTCCAACATTAGTCCAACGCTCTGAATCCCAAATATGTAAATTGCCGTCTACTAAGTAAGCATCCCCTGATGTTTGACCAGTAGTTGGCAGTCCAGCTATAGTTGCTTTGGTACCCGTAATATATACACTTGCAAGTCTTGACAGATCGGTTGGTCCAATTAATGTGAAACTTGTGCCGTTCCACATGTAAAACTCGTTCTCATCAGTATTGAACCATTGATCACCAATATTGGTGTTTAGCGGTTTGCCAGATGCACCAGCTACTGTTAAATTACTAATTGGTTTAAACACACTACCGTTATAATACTTTAACGATCCAACTGAAGTATCAAACCACAGTTGTCCTGTTAATGCTGAACTAGGTCTTGTTGTGTTTGCAAAGTTTTCTAATAGTTTAATAAAGTTTTCTTGTTGGAGTTCGCCAAATCCGATATAATTACGACCAACCAACGATAGCCCGGTACTAGTATCTAGTGATCCATCGGGCAGGTTAACTAATATATCACCATTGGTTCTGTTTATAACGTATGACATTCTATATTCCTTAGCTAATACTACTTAGATTTGTTAACGTTTGAATTCTCACAGTGTAATCGATTTGTATAAGTCTATTCAATGACTTTTGTACTGGGTGAAACACCACATGCGTTAGTAGTTTGCCTGTTGTTGTTAGGCCGCTCGTGCCGTCTGTACTTTTTGCTCGTAACCCCAATTCGTCAAACACGTAATCGCCGTTTAAGTCTTGTACATTATCAAATGCCGACTGATCACTTGGCTCACCATAATCAAGTAAGCATGTTACTAAAATATCAGTATATGGTTGACCTGGTGTGTGTCTAATTTCCATTTTGTTTCGTGTTGCATCAAGGTTATTACTGTCTGTATCATCAACAATCTTAGTGTAAGTTGGATTGTACAAACTACTATTCTGTGCATTGGTGTTTGCAGGATTGTATGTAATAACACCAGTTGCATTAACAGTAGTACCGCCGTTTCCAAAATGCATTTCGTAGACGTAATTAGTTCCTTTGTTTGCTAAGTTGTATGCTAATGCTTCACTAATATTTTCGTAGTGAATAGCATTTCGTTTATTAACAAACACTTCACCAGATTCTGGGTCGTGAATTTTAATATGCCCTTGTAGGTGTATTCCGCCTACCTCGTCGGGCTTTTTGTTTTTGTCTGTATTGTTTTCCATATTTTCAGTATCCTGCTGACGTGTTGTACTATCATTATTTATCATGGGTTATACGCCGATGCTTTTGATAAGAAAGTGGCTTGCTCTGTAGCCGCGCCGCCCGAAGAAATACTAATATTATAATCAAACGGTGCATCACCAGCGTCACTGTCTGCATCATTTGGACTATCCGGGTAGGCTACGTTATATGCGTAACCAAATCCAGCGCCTTGATAATCATAATCACCTACTTCAACGAAGCCAAACTCACCTAAACTGTTCATCCAGTCTGTGTAGTCTGAATTTTCTGATAATTCTTGTAGTTTCCCGAGGTCGTCAGCTCTAGTACCAACTGGGATTGTAGTTGACATTCCTGTCCCAAGCACACCTCTGCGTATTCTTCCAAGTGTGTTGTTTGTTTGGTCTTTTTCGTAATAGTATATAATTTCACCTTGCACGTAAATAACTCCTGGAATTCCGCTACCGGCGTCAGGATCTGGTACTTTCCCAACATCCTCTAAGTGCATTACAGTATCTGTGCTTGCAAATGCTTGCGTTAATAGAGTTGATCTTGATGCTGAAATCCTGTAATACTTGCGTGAATCATTTGGGCTGAACTTTACAGGACAATCCAATGTTGCATCATACGTACTAGCATTAACTTTTTGCCAAATAATTGGCATACTCAACGGAGTACTGCCTAATGTTTCTGTAATATCTGTTCTTGGTAACCAAAACGCACCTTGTGCATTTGGTGTAGGTCCTGCGGCAATCCACGAATTGCCATTCCAGTAGTAATAAGAAGCTTCGTTTGTAACATAATGCACGTCACTTACAAGTTGTCCCATTGCTGGCAAATTAGCAATCAATGCTACTTCAGTTTTATAATTAAACCCTCGTTTTGCATTATATAACACTCCGCTATATAGTACCCAGTCACCTCTACTATAAGATATCTTGCCAGTCCATGTACCAGCAGTTGCATGTTGCCAGCTGTTATCAGTTTCATTCCAATAGTAATACGAAGATTCGCTTGTAACATAATATAGATCAAAGTTAATATTGCTAGCCGATACTACTAAGTCTGCTGTGGTTGCTACTGTTCCTTTGTAATCTATTTTGTGATTACTTGCATAAGTTAGACCTGCATGAGTTACATATGCTGACTTATCATAATCTAACGCTCCGTCCCATGCTGTTGGTGTTTTCCATACAAATCTCCAACGTGTTGCACTACTGTCCGGCGTAGTTGATAGTTCAAGGTTAACGTTCTCTAATGCTACATAGTAACTTCCGCTGTGTAGTACGTAATCACCTTTGTTGTAAGTAGTAGCACTCCAAGTAGTTGGGCATCGTTCTTGACTTTGAGTTAAATCTTGTATAATTCTAAATCCTAACGGAGGCCCGCTAACAATTTCGCCGTTGTTATCTGTGATTCGGGTAAACACACTTAGTACAAGAGTATCAAAGTTAATTCCTGGAACTAATTCCTCAGGAGCATGTGAGCTATACTTGTCAACAAACGCACCGCCGTCAACTGTAATATCCTCTGCACGAGTTCCTAATGTTGTGTCTAAGTACGTACTTTGCATGTAAGTATCAATATAAGAAGTTGCACTTGCATCATCTTCAAAAGTTAAACCTGTGACACGAACACCTGGGTAGTTAATACCACTAATTAAATTAGTAAGTAAATCTGCACCGGCTACGCCATCTGCGTTAACATAATATGCAACGATTCTATCTAGTGCATTTCCATAATCATGACTTAATTGAGTAAAGTATCTAAAGTCAAAGATACTAGAAGCTGATAGGTCTTGTGTTGCTTGGTATATTTCATTTTGATAATACACATAATCGTTCTCTTTTACAACCATCATAGCAGTCCATTTAACAAGGTTACTACGATATGTATTTCTATCAAACTTAATTGTAGTACGAATTCCTCTAATCTTATCGTTAACCATAACTGGGTATGCTTTAGCTCCTGTGCCGTTACCATTAATTACAATAGTTGGAGTTGAGTTAAATGTGTATGATCCAGAGAAAGTAATACTTGTAACTTTTCCTGTAGATGGATTAATTTTAGCAATTGGTTTAATTAATGAAAGTGCTCCAGTGACACCATCTTTAACAGTAACAACAGGAGGTAGTGTATATCCAGTACCACCCTGAGCAACTTGAATACTTTCAAGTGTTAATGCTTTATTTTTTACCCAGTCTTGATATTGACGTTGCTCGAGCAATGTATCATCATTAATACCTTCGCCGGTTGGACTACGGAATGAGTTAATTGTATCTTCGTAGTACGCTGGTAGATCAAAGTCTGAAACATTACCTTGGTAGGTATCGTTACCAGCGTAACTAATTAAGTACTCTCGTATCTTACTTCTATAAGGTTTAACTTCATTGATGTAATCAATATAGTAATCCTGGTTATCTTTAACATAACTTGGATACTGTGTTAATTCACGTAACTGATGCAATACTGTAATGAAACTAGTCTTAAAGATCCAATCTGCATTTCTTTCAGACTGTAGTATATAATAAACTAATGTAAAGAATAGTTTATTAAATTCGTTACGTAATGTTCCAGTATATACATCATGTTGCAATGCGTTAAAGATATTACGTATCTCTACACTTGGGTTAATATCAAATCTCTGACTATCAAAGTTTTCAGTAGCAAAACCTAGTGTATACTTGCCGCTATCATATAAACGATCACTTAGTTTAACTGTTCCGTTTCCTAATCCAATTAATGTTAAGTTGTCAATATCGTTATAGTTCTGAGTTTTATAAAGTGTAAATGTTCCAATATTATTATAACGAACTCTAATAATACTTCCTGCTGGAAGCAACGATAATGACTTAACATCTTTTTCATAATCAACTGTGTAATCTTCTTTTGTTGTTGAGTTGTAACCAGTAGCATACCAATCGGTGTAATCCCAATAAAATTCAGTATTAAATGCTTGCACTCTAGTAAGTATAAATTTGTTACTAGCGTTTAGTGTATAAATTGACCAGCGATTCTCAATGGTACTATCTACACTAACAAATACTTTATATCCTGTTGCCAATGATGCAACATCAAGGTATGCCAATTCGTCATACAGGTCAACTGCAAAATCATATTCCGTTGTTGCTGGTATTTTTTCATGACTTAAAAACTTAGTTAAAATCTTTTGTTGTCTAATAGGATGCTGAATTAGTACATCATTAACTGTACCTACAAAGTTTTTAAGGGCCTGCTGTCTATCTCTAATCATAGTCTGTCGAGGTCTTACACTAATACCATATTTGTCTTGAGTTAACAATGATGGGTCAGGAACAACAAATCCAGAACTATCTTCGCCGGCTAAACTATCAATTAGCTTGTTAATAATACTTGTAGGAATATTACTGTCTGGATTTCCTTCTTGTATAAGTTCATACTCAGTGTGAACACTATTGTTATTACGTATTAAATCATATCTAATTTGTAAGACAACATCAGTTCCATTTAAGTAATCATTTACATTATATAAACTTACAGCATTCTCGGCTACTAGAGCCGCATACGGAATACCTTGAAGTTCAGGATTTTCAATCATCTCAGTGATACTAACAATACTGCGAGTTTTATTAATAGCACTATTTTTCTTAGTAACCCAATAATAGTATTTCTCTTTTACAATCCCTGTGCTTTCGTCAACTACTGTAGTTTGGACATAAGTTCCGTCGGCAGTGTATTTTGGCACACCGTCTGCATCTAATGTTAACGTGTAACCACTCGGAGGAACAGTACTTTCAATCCATTCACTAACAGATACAGAACTACCCGGGAACATCTTCCCCCAATTTTTAATTCTATATGTAAGTGAGTCTTGTTCATAATCAATATAACGAACTAAACTTAAATCCCACCATGTCATACCAACTTGATCTGCTCCCCAATGCAAGTTAGCATCAACTTGAATTTCAACATTGGATGCTGGATTATTTGTATAAAATGCTGGATCGGTTGCTGTTTTAAAATCTAAGTTAATTTCAGCTTGTCCTAGTATCTTTCCTTTAGCAGGATCAATATAGTCAAAGTTTGATAGAATATTATTAGACTTCTTGCTATAAATTAACATACGACTTAGTGTGTCAATATCAACTTCAGTTCCTTGTTCTCTGGTCCTTGACCAAATACGCTTGCCGCCTGTCTTATAAAGCCATGCAGTACCACCATTGGGTGCAATCTGATCGTCTCCAGGATCGCCAACAATAATATATTCTTTCTTTAAATCAAGTGCTAAACCAAAGAAGTCAAATCTACGATTAGCTATTAAATCAAATTTTTGTGCAAATATGTGCTGTCCGGTGTTAGTTAAATTAGTTTGATCATTTTCAAATAATTCGTAAATGTAAGCATTGCTTCCAAATACTTTATCAATGAATAATGTACTGCTACCATCAAATGTAGTAGTTGAAGTTGAAGCTGTTGCTAATTTGTCAATTAATAATGCTTGAATTGTTAACGCATTTCCGCTACCAATTAGTAGCGTTTCATCATTGTCGCCTACGCTAACACTTAATCCAAATGTTTCAGATACTCCGCCACCTGGAGCTTCAATAGTTTGTGAGTACTCAAAATCTCCTATACCTAAATCAGCACATAAAGTTGAGTTGTTTGCACAAGCAAGGAATAACTTATTTCTAGTAAGTTTACTACTACTAGTAATTGTTAGTTTACCAGCAACAACTGAACTCGTTATACCTGGTATATTACTTCCATTAATCTTTGTACTCAGTGATTCAACAGTAGTACTGTCAAGTGCAACTATAAAGCCATTAATATATAAGTTGTCACCTACGGTTAGCACTGGATCAGCTACTGTTCCAGTAACTTTTCCTAAGTGCCTACTAGGTTTAATATAACGATAAACTTTACCACTATCATACGTATTTGTTTTGTACCCAGGTGCTGTAATATATATACTAGCACTACTAAAGTCAACCGCTATTTGTGATCCAAACAATGTATTAGCAATAACTTCGTCACTAGGTGCAAGTATTTCTTGCATACTGTGCCAAATGTTTGATGCAATTTTAATCTTCTGTCCAGCGTCAATTGCTGTAGTTAGAATAACTTCGTTTGTTCCACCAACATTATAAGTATAATCAACTCCGACAATTAATTCGGTATCTCCAACAAACACATCAACAACAGAATCTGCAACGCTTGTAATATCCGAAGATGGACGGTATGCAGTTGTCTGCGGATTACTCTTTTGGAATTCAGTATGTCTAATGTAATGATAAACTTTACCAACATTTGTTAAACTATTAACTGTTTCACTTGGAGCTCCAACAAATAACTCTGTTCCGTCATTATCGCAATATAAGAATCTACCAAATTCTGCATCACTATTAACACTACCTGGTGGTGTTAGTACATTTTCATATTTCCAATGTCTGGCTTGAGTAATAGTTAATGCTGTAACTAATGATGTTAAGTCCGGAATAACAGTAAGTGTTGTTCCTGAAATAGTATAATCAAGACCTTCTGTAAGTATATCGTTGTCATTAATTTTAACAACCACCGAACTACTATCAGTTACTGTCCATCCAAGTTCGTAGTTACGATTTACACCTGTAGCAACACTTAAAAAGTGATTGTCGTTATTGCCTAAAGCAGTTGTAATTGCATCTACGTGTGTTTGTAACAGAGTAAGTGTTGTTCCTGAAATAGTATAATCAACATTGTATGTAAGTAATGTTTCTGATGGGTTGTTTAAATAAACAACCAATGCACTAGGAGCAACTGGTGTAAATCCAAGGTTGTACTCAGCGAGCGTACTACCATCAGTATTACTTCTAATTGGAGTTGTTGTTAGCGTTATTGATTTACTTTGATTAATTACACTATTATCTCTATGATATACATAAACCTTGTTTGCATCAGGAGCACCAACAAATAACCATTTGTTATTATCACTAATACGAACACTCTTTCCAAAGCCCTCACTGGTTGTTGGAGCTTGAATAATCTGAGTGGCATGATCCGTTGCACTAATTCTAAAGTTATGAACAAATACTGTACCTGGGTTAGTACGTGGTGCGCCAACTACTGTAATATAATCGCTTACATCAATTGCATCACCATAGCCTGTAACTGTACCACTATGCTGTGTAGGTATAAATTTACCAGTCTGTGCAAACGTGCCTTCGGGTAATAACGAATGCACTGCAATACGTCCGGCTCCACTGTCGCCAGCACCAACAACAATTAAGTCACCATTACTATTAATTTTAACATTTGATCCATATCCATCAGCACCAATGTATTCACTACTTTGACTACCTATTTCTTGTGAATTGGTCCATGTATTTTCTTTCTGATAAACTCCCCATCTGTTGGTTAAGTCAAAACTCTCAACCCAAACATTATCGCCGTTTTTCCAACCACGCTTAGGAGCAATAGAATTAAGTAACATTGGATCTGCAATACGCATACTATCCATTTCAAATAGCATTCCGGTATCATTGGTAATTGACCGTGCTTCTTTAAGGAATTGTTCGCCTTGGTACATGTCTACTAATATAGTTTGTAAGTCTTCTGTAGTTTTTACTTTATAAAACCCATCATATGCAGGATCAAATCCTTTGATACAAAATACATCATTAATTTTAAGGTTATGAGGAGCATTAAATTGAATACTCATAATTCCATCAGTTTCAAACGTTAAACTAACTGGTCCAGCATCACTTACTGTTAATCTATAAACATTCCAATTTAACGAAAAGTCTTTAGCAACCCAAATCTTAAAGCCGTCACCTAACTCTTTAAGGTACGTATTAAGTGCATTGAAGTTTGTAATATCGTATAGTGTAGCATCAACATCTGCACTATTAACAAAACCTGCTTTACTAATATCATTTGAGTAATTGCTATCGTCACTTCTTGCATGGAAGATATTCTTATTGAACGTTGCCGCTGTTGTTTTATATAATTTGTTTGATTGAATTCCAATTACACCTGGTGTATTAGCATCCGTTTTGTTTAATAATTGTAATGAACTTGGATTATCAGTTAGTTTACTATCATCAAGTTCAATCTCAAGTTGAGCATCACTTTCTAGTGATCCGTATTCGCCAACTCGCACTGCCCATTCTTCATAAGTTTTAATCTTACTAGAGATGTTATTAAAGGTAGCACTAGTTAATGCAGTAACACTATTTGCAGTACCTTTTTCTTTAATAAATCCTTGATAGAATTTAGTTTGACTTTGAAAATCTAAGTTTAGGTCTGACAGGTATTTTCTATTACGTAACCCAATTAAGCCTGAACTAAACTCCTGTAGAGTTTCGTCAATTGGCATATTCTCAATATCGTATAAGTTAACAAACTTCTGTGCGTTAAATGCAAAGTTTGGAAGAAGTCCAGTTTTGATTGCAAATCTATCAATCTGACTCCACTTACTTAAATCAAACGCCGCTGTACCAATAGCATTAGTTAATGCTACATAATAATTTCCTTTAGATGTAACCAATGATCCTTTTTTGTAATCAGTATTGGATACCCATGCATCAATTTTAGGATCATTATAAACAAATCCTGCTGGAGATAGTTCACCGTTCCAATCTGCTGTTTTATTTCCAATTACCTTCAGACGGAACTGTCTATTACCTAATGCTGGCAAGTAAATGATATCATTGAATACTGTAGTATTATCAAATACTAATACATGTTCCCATTGTACTACTCTGCCCTCAAACAAACAAATAGTGTTATTGTTTAGTGTTTCTAAACTAAACTCATTTGGTTGTCTACTAACTGTAAATTCTGTATTCTTAATAACACCATAGTTCTGATTTAATACTTTGTTACCGTTTGTCTCATTTGACACATAATCAACTGTTCCGCCTGCAACGTTAAGATCAATACGATCGTATGTTGGACTTAACACAACTAAGCTACCGTCATCCCATTCTTGTTGTTCCCAAGCCAAGAATTCTTTACAACTTAATTCCCAGTTACGCTGTTCGCCTAAGGCCGCATCATAATGATTAAAAGTAAAACCTTGTCCAACTAAGTAACGTCCGTAACTGATTAAGAAATCACAAATTTGTTGTACATTTGAAAACTCATGTCCGTATGGAATTAGTATCTTCTTACGTTGGTAATTGTGATAAATTACTGCTCGACGATCTAGTACTGAAAGAGTATGATTTTCATTATCTGCAACACTTGGAATAATTGAAAAATACGGGTTACTTAAATCATAACCAGTAATAGTAAATCCATTGCCACTACGCTCAACAATAACTCCACTATATACTAACTTCCTAATAGGAGTACTTTTGTTTAAGATAATCTTATAGTTCTCATCCGGAACCATAATACTTTCATTCTTACTAGTTGGGCTTGACTGTTCAGCTAAAACATTAATATAGTTTTTGCCTGTGTAGCCTGCTGATTTGTATGCTAGTTGTACTTCAATATTTTTAAAGTAACCAGCAAGTGTTGTTTGAGGATCAATTCCTCTGTACGTCATGTAGTCAACAACCCAGTTTAGATAACCAGCAACAAAGTTTCTTGTAGATGGAGTTGATGCAGTTGCAGTTGTCATGCTGTCTGGAATTACTACAGTATTAGGACTAATACGTTTTAGACTTTGCATGTTTACTAGTTGTTTTAGTTTTGTATCTCTGTAATATCGTTTAATGTTTAACAAACTACCAAAGTAGAATGCTGGTTTAATTAATGCAAGGCCACGCTGTACTGCAAATGGATAATCACTTGACTTAATCCATGAATACTCTGCAGGACTAACTGCTCCAACCGAAAAACTCTGATTCACTTTAGTTGGGTCTAATGCTCTAACTATAAACTGGTCCGGGCTTTTTAAAACACCATACTCATCAACCGGAATCATACTTGTTAATCCAGTTCGTTTAAAGTTGTCGTTATAACCTTGTCTTGTTCCACTGTGAATGTAACCTAATTCTAGATCTTCCCACAGAAGTGTGTTTCCGCCAGTGTATGGTGCTGTTCCGTATCTTGCTTCCCACCACAGTGGCTTAATAGCAAAGCCTAACATCTCCCAAGGGTGTGTATGTGGTCTCGTTGTGTCAAACATACTTAGATAAATTGCACGTGAACTACCAGTTAATACTTTACTGTCTAGGTTGCTTATTTGTCCACTAAAGTTCCATGTCCATGGATCTGACGATTTAAACGTTTTGTTAGTTGAGTAATCAACTTGGTTAGCGCCAGCCCATTTTAAGAAGCTACGACTAACAATTCTTTTCCATTCAATTTCAGTGTAATCGCTGTCTCTAAAATAACCTGGAATATATTCATGAATATCAAAAATATTTTCATCATAGTTAATTTTAATGTTATTGTATATTCTTCTTTCAAATTCTAATAACAAGTCATCTCTAAAATCGTTAAACGCTGGAATAACACTGCCATCGTGTCCTTGTATAACGTTAATAGGAGTTCTAAACGTTTCATCAAAATACTTTTCAGGCTGATACTTTGGATACAATCCTAATTTACTTGGAGTAGCAGGCAAATAACTACCGTCGGTGTTATTGTATACAACAACTCTAATTTTATCATCAACTGTAAGTGTATATGTGGAGTTAACAATAATTGCTGACCGGTCCTGCGGGAAATAATAATCCTTGCCTTTAGTTAGCTGTACATCATTAACGTACACTAATGTTGCAGTATTACCAAGAATATTATCATTAAACACTGCTGGTAAATCAAACTGTTTAAGATTTGGATTAATAACAGTATCGTTGTATACTGTTCTATTATTACCAAACGGCAACATATCACTATTGTAAAACGGAAAAGTACTGTCTTTAGTTAAATTAATTGCTTCAATAATCGTATCAACATGTTGCTCAGTTGTTTTACTATCAACAGTTGATATTTGGCCACCAAGCTCTAAAAACTTATTCTTAAACTTTGTGTATTCTCTACTAGCAAGTTCAATACTTTCAACAAAATTTGTGTTGTCGTTTGTTAAAAATAAGTTGCTATACAGCAATGGAAAACCATGCTGTAGAATAGTACCTGAACTATTTTTATAATAAAGATCTCGTTGGCTGGTAAATGTACCGCTTGCTTCATATATAACGTTTGTGTTTTCTTCAAGTTTAGCAATATGGTCTTTAAGCTGACCAAGTGTTAAACTTGTAAAATCAACGTTTTCAGCATTAAAATCTAAGTTACTCGGAACTTCATAATAACCTTTTTCGCTAATACCTTTTCTACTATATAGCAAAATGTCAACTTTGTCAAATTCATTTATTAGATACTGCGGATCAATAACAACACATAGTTTTGTTCCAATTAATTCTAAAGTAAAACTACCTCTTTTTAATAGTTTATTCTTAACCCAAACTTTAAGGTTTGGAGTTGTTTTAACTTCATCGCTTAGTAAATCAATTTCAAAATAGTTAGTAGCACCATCAAACTCAAATGTTAGGATTTGATATTGTTTACTTAATTCTGTATTCTTAACCCATGTGTTGCGATATTCTTTTAGTGTCTTAGTATAATTCTTAACCAAGAAACCTGTGTTAATATTACGCACTACTGTATCTAACAATACAGTGCTAGACAACGTATCACTATTGAACGTAGTTTCAAATTCTAAATCACTAATACTGTTAAAGTTTCTATAGCTGACAGGAAAGCCTAATACTTCGTCGTTTGCTGTCCCGGTACTTTTTTTGTATTGAAAAATTGTTGTGCCAGTAAAGGTACTGTTTGGATATGTAGTTGCATCACCAAAACTAATGTCGTTTCCGTCAAACACATCAAACATTGGACTTTCGTTAATTTTAGATTTTAATTGTCCTGCAAACCATAGACTGCCATCAAACCAATAGTTCTTTTTAGCATTCTTGCCCGCCAACACAACAACAACATCACCGTTCTCTAATGGAGTTTTTGTCTTTTGCGTTAGGTGGATTGTTGGAGTCCCAGCAATTGTTACAAGACTAATTGTGTAAACTTGTTTTCTAACCTCAGGATCTAATTCGTTAGCAAAAATAATAGTTTTGTTATTGCTCAATGAGAATAATAATTCCCAGCTTGTTGAATTTGTAGCAGTTGGGGATTGTGCAATATCTTCATTTGCTTCGTATGCAATGCTATTATAATTAACAACACCACCTTTAACAATGGTGTTTGCAGTAGCACTATTATACACTGTGAATGGAAATAACTGAAACCAAGTTATATCTTTATTATCATCTGTTGGTATATCGTTAATAGCAACATTCTTTAATGCTTCGTATGCAAATCCGCCGGATGATATACGTTCGCCTTTTGTGTAAGTTCTTGATGCATCAAACGGTACTAGCGGAAAGCGTTCTTTCCACACAACAGAATCTGTTGGAAGTGTTTGTGTATTCTTTATTGCACCGTATACATTAGTTCCGTTAATAACAACAGAATTTTTAACGTAATTCTTTATATCAGAGTATATACTGCCTGAGCGTTCAATATCAGAAAAAGCATCTGTTACTGTAAAGTCTAAATAATCAACTGGTTCAATAGCATCAATACCAAAGTTGTAGAGTTTAAGCGAATGCTCAAATTCAACGATCGGACGTTTGGCTCTAAATTCTTGGTCTGGCAGACTAGTATTCTTAGCTCTATAATTATTAACATCTGTTAATGTTATTAAATCAGCACCAAGTTGATAAAAGTTATCTTCGCCGTATGCATAAAAGATTTGACCATTAGTATATTCATATGCTAGATTTTGAATAGCAACTTTACTACGTATTGTAGTAACAATATTTACATTGTCAGGAATAGCAATAAATTCGTTATTGAAGTTTGGATCATATGTAAATGTATAAATTAATACTTCTTTATTTAGGTTTGCTGTTTGTGTAAGCACATCAATATGAAACCAGCGATTACTTCGTGACCAGCCATTTAAATCAATACTACCTCTATTAATACTAATATAGTCTGGCGTTGTTAATCCATTTTCAGCATATGCTTCAGTGGTAACTAAATCTGTTACAGCTACCAACCTAATACCAGTACCAACGCCTTCAACATAGTATTCACTATTTGCGTAATCAACAGGTGAAACAGTAGAATTAAATGAGATCTTTAATCCATTAGTAAAGTCAACTCCATTTGGACTTGCATAACTTATTTGTCCAATAATATCTTTATCAACGTCGATTGTGAAGTTTTCAGCATCAACAATACGAATCTCACCAAAGAATGTACTGCTCGTTGAGTCTTGATAATATAGCCTATCAAGTATACTTGTAATAACCGGGACCTGATGATATGTATGATCAAAGTCTAAGTGATATTCTTTGGTACCACTAACAATACCATTCTTAATATATACTTTTTGGTCAAACGTTACTACAGTAGATGGTACTAAATTAATAATATAATCGTCTGCAACCCCAGTGGTTTGATCAATTTCACCAATGGGTAAAATATTGATTCTCCAAACATTACGTCTATCAGTGTTTGGGACAACTTGAACAGTTGGAACAATGCCAAAGTTTAGCATGTCAAAGAATTCGTTATTAGTCCACGGTAGGTCTGTTACTACATCATCATTGGTAATAAAAACTAAACTTTTATTTTGTAGATCTGCGTAGGTAGTTTGTCCGTCAATCCCAGTTGGGTTAGTAGCTAGGAACGTGCTTAACAAATTTCCTTGGATCTTGCTGTAGTGTAAACTACTGGCCATGTCCACTGTTTCAATAGTAGGCATAAGAGTAAATCTATTTTGTGCATCAGCAAGAGGAACTTTAAAGGTAAGTGTTCCATCGTCAGTGCCGTTGTTAGTTACACCAAATATTTCTCGTGTACTAATATTAGTTTGATTTAACCGTCTTCCAGTTACACCTGGTTCAGTTTGAATCCAAAACTTGTGCCCGACGTCGTCAACTTTAAATGTATATGTACCACCACGTGCTAATACTAGCACTGGATTACTTTCAATACCTCTTTCGCTAAAGTTAAAGCCTGCAACACTAAGGTTACGTGTTACATCATAATCTTCTTCTGTTTCAACGTTACCAGCAAATACGTCTACACTTGCTGGTCCATTTGGTACCCAGTAGTAGTTCTTAAAGTTTGTAAATTTGTCATAATCAAACATACCATCATAACTATAACTCTCATTTGAGAATAGTCTATTATGGTTATCAATTATACCACCATTATACTGTATTTGTTGTAATAAGTCAAGATAAGAACTGAAAAAATCAACAGTATCAGTCTGTTTATCTGTAATAACTACTGCTGGTTCTAACTGATAATTCTGCCTACTCGTACTTGGTTCAACAATATAATTGTCATTAGTATTATGAGTTGGACTAAACTTGCGACCAATGTATCCGTTAACTTTAGTAAAGTTTGGTTCAGTTACTAATTGATCCAATGTAGCATTCAGAAACTTCTTATTAGTTTCTGTTCTAAAGATCTCAGGAAGAAAATTAACTGTTTTAACTATTGCCATGTTATATACTTCTGCCTTATACTGTTATCACTGTTGCTTGGTTCAGTTGACTTGCTGTAATTGAAGTAATTACATCAACGTCATCAACTGTTGCACAACTAATTAGAATCTCGTCTGGTTCTGCATTAATTTGATATAAATTACCAAATTGTGCTGAACTGTTATTAGGAACAATAATAATACTTGCTAACTCTGGAGTTAGTTGAGAGTGTAAGAAAGCACTCAATTCACTAAAGTAAAATGTTTCACCAAAGTCCCAGTTGTTAATATCAAAGTAAGCATTAATTGCATTAATAACTCTGGTCTTAACATCACTATCTGAAATAATCATATTAGGATTCTTAACTACTTTAAATTTTGCCTTTAATGCTACGTCAGACAGTGAACCAAATACTGGTTTAAACTTAGCACTATTATAAATTATTGTGTCGCTCATTGCTTTGAAGTTTTCAAGAGTTGCAAACTCAGATTTTAGTTCTTCTTGCGTTGGCGCCAATGGTAATGTTAACACGTTAGTAGTGTCGGTAATAAATGCAGTATAATCTGTTGCATATTGTTTTGTTAATACAAATATATCCATTAAGTTGTTTGGACTTGGATCTATACGTCTGTTGTTTGGACTAGTATGTTTATACTGGAAGTTTAATGTGTCTCTTCCTACATATGCTTTATAATTAGCTGTAACATCTGTTACAGAACGTATATTAGCACTATTAATCGATAGTTCATAAAAACTCTTATTAGTATATGCATAGAAGATTTGTCCAGTTAAGTAACTGTCAAGACTTAATTTAATACTTTCTAAATTAGAATCAATAACAATATCGCTATATGTAACTGGCGAGAATTGATCAAAACTTGTAGTTGATTGTGTCTTCTTTAAAAACACATACTTCTCTGTTGAGTTAACTGCACTAGCAACAATTAGATTAAATAGGTCAGGATTGTCAGGAACACCGTCGTTATCAAAATCTGGAAATGTAACTAATACTTTACTGTTATCTCTGTAGCCATCGCTTGCAATGATACTCTTATAAACATTCCAAGTTAAGTTTTGTGCTAACGGATATGCACTATCAGCTTGACTATTAAACTTTAGTACAGTAATTTCATCGTTTTGAGTCTTACCAGACTTACTATCAAACACCTTTGCGTTTTCATCAAAGTAGAATTTAGTTTCTGCTTTACTCTCAAAGTAATAGTCTAATCCACGGTAGCTAATAACATATTCAGTTCCAGTGTAAATTAATTTAACTATCCAACTTGCATCTTTGCCTAAGCCATCTGTATTGCCAGCGTTTGTATTATCGTATATGTTGCTACCTATGTCGGAACTATCAATTAATGCCCAACCATTAATAGTCGTATCATAACGTAGAGCAAAGTTCTTATAAATCTTAACAAGTGTTACCATTTGATTAATAAGACTGTCACTTAGTACACTCTTAAACACTGGAATAATTTCTAACGGAATAGCTTTAGTTGGAACAGTTTCGCTAATAGTAATTGCATTTGTTGTTTGATTAACTCCAGTAACACTAGCATAGATAAACGTACGATCTTTATCCTTACTAACAACGCCAGCCTTAATCTTATTACGTGCATCAAAATAGTTGCCCGTTCCGGCACCAAATTTAATAATAGCACCTGGCAATATATTCTTTAGGATGCCAGATATACCTGTACCAATTGGCATAGTAACAAAAGGCAATCCGTCAGTGTCTGAGCTGTCAGGGCCTGTAATATATCCAATGCTCTTATTAGTACTTGCTGAGGAGAACGACCAGGTTAAATCAGTAACCGATGTTCCGCCACTAATGGGCCAACTTAATTGTGAAAGATTAAATCTGTCACTCTTATCGTAATGTAAATGTTGTACTGGCTTGTCTTTAAGTATTGGACTAATAGTATTGTAGATAACGTTAAAAATTTCGTTAACTGTCTGATATGTAAAGTTTGTAGTTTTAATATACTCGTCTCTATACAATAGACCATCTGCACTAAAAATATTAGTACTTGAATACTTGCCTGTAACGTCAACAACGTCAAGGAAACGACTTACTCCAGAACTACTACGGTTAGTAGCTTTTACTTTTTGAATATTACTAAATGCAGTGTAAGGGAAAATGTTGTAGTCTTCCCCTGTGATCATTCTATTTTGTGTATAATATTGTTGTGGTGCTTTTTGTCTAATTTCACTAAGTGTTTCACGTGGACTAGAGTTAGCTACAGTGTATTGTAAACTTACCTTAACAGTTAATGTTGCAGTTCTACCATTGCGATCAATATAAGAAATAGGAATATTGACATTTTGAATTTCGTCAGGTGTAATCTTATAGCTTGCACCAACACTTTGTCGGTAAAATAATCTAAAGCCACCCTGGGGAATATTTGCAAAAGATCCGTCACCAAAGCTCAATGTTATTTGATCATCGTTGCGTGTAACAACTTGATATAAGTTACGTTCTACTTCGTTATTGTATGCAATGTTAATTCCGTTAATTGCAGGAACTTGAGTCCACCTATTTCCAATTGAGCCATCGGAGTTTAGTTTGTATAACCAAACATCCTGATTGTTAATATCATTAAAATCAATATTAACACCTCTATTAGGTAGTGCATCATTTATGTTAAAGTCAACACTATTAAGTGTACCTTGTTTAAAGTACACAAAGAATCCAGTATTGTTTGAACTGTTGCCAAGATTATCAGTACGATATAAAATATTAAATAAACCGGTCGGCGCAGGTTCTTTTTCGTAAAGGTATGTTTGATCTACACTGGTTGGTGTTATTGCTTCAAAGTCTAGTTGACTGCCTTCTACTTCTGTTGAGAAACGGAACACAGGCATAATATTTTCTAGAATTCTTAGTGTGTACTCTTGAGTTCTAATTCCATTAATAACTTGAGTGTTGCCGCTTTTACCTACAGTTTGTGAATCAACTAACGCACCATTTAAAATAGTATTAAACTGTTCTTGCCAGTTATCGTTGCTTGGATCATCCCAACTAATAATTAAATTAGATAAGTCTGTGCCGTTACTATCATATACTTGTTCGGTTGTTGTAAGACTTTCAATCTTTAATAAGCCGTTACTAGTAATGTTACGTTTAGGGTTGTAATTAATTAAACGTGCAAGTTTAAGTACGCTGTCACGTCGTTCGGCTGTATCAATGAAATTTTCACGTGCATTTAAGTCAGTACGGAAAGCAAGAGTTTGGCCTAGGAATGCAATTAAGTCAATTAAGGCAATGTATTCACTTGATTCAGTGAAATCGTTAAAATCTTCAGGATAGTATGTACGCAAGTAATCAATCATAGTCTTGCGTAGAGTTTCAAAATCGTAACTTTGGAAGTCCGCTTCTTTGAAAGTCTCGTAGACTTTGGTCCAGTCTTGCTGTACTAATAAACTGGTTTGTCTGTCGTTCAGCGCCATATTAAGTTACACCCTAAATAATACATTGTTATTCTATTATTTATGTGTTTTAAAAACGGCGTAGATTAAGATTGGGCGGAGAGGCCAGAGTCTCTGTCAAAGCTAAGAACTAACCGCTCTTGCTGACTAGTTGTGACATATTCTATGTCAATTTCAAGTTGGAGGCCAGTATCGTACTGGTCAATAGTAATGTCTACTACTTGTGTTCTTGGATCGTAGTTAACAATTTTAGTTACATCGTCAATGATAATACCTCGAATCTCATCTGTAATTGGTTCATATAAGCAATTCCAAATAATTGATCCAAATTCTGGGTTCATTAGCTTTTCACCACGGCGGATAGCAAAGTGATTAAGTAGGTCTTGCTTAACAAGTGCTACATCTGTCACTCTGAACTTTTTATAACGCCCAACGGTACTAAAACCTTTATATCTTGCCATTGTTTTTCCTATTAACTATATAGTATTTACCTAAAATTATGCTGAGGCTTGGTTAACTGCATGCTGACCTCTATTGAAATACGCAATGCCAGTAGTTCCGTTTGCATCTTGTCCGCCGCCTCCGTTGCGCCAGGACTTTGCTCCACCTGCACCTAATAAATGAGCAGTTTGTAACATGCCGCCAACGGTGCCAGCATCGTCCCCAGTTCGTAATCCCCCAATACGCTTTAATGTTTTGGAATTTGAAACTAGTAAGTTATCCATAACCTGTTCTTGTACTGCACTATTAGCTAAGAAATCTCCTTGATTTGTAATACCTAACTTATGTGCTTTAGAAGTCCAAGCCGCAGGATGCAATGCGGCTTTGTTACCATATTTTTTAACAAACTCAGGGCGTAGTAATCCTTGGTCTTGTAACACTGCTCCACCAACTTGGTATCGACCTAAATAATTAAATTGATTAACAGCACCATAATCTCCCCTTGATTCATTGTGAGAAATTTGAGCTTTAAGTGCTTGTGTTTGCTCAGGAGATAATCCGCCAACTCCAATTGTAACTGGAGGTGCATCTTTACTACTCAAATCGCTAGGAACAATGCCATCTGTACGGGCAACACCTGCAGAACTAGTAGTAGCATCGTTACTAGAAGTAGTTTGAACTGGTGATTTAGCCGACGGCTTACCAGTTGCATCTGCTCTTGCAATAGGAGTTTTGCTTCCACTTGCCGCTGAACTAGCTGTATTTGTAGGTTTATTGTTAGTAGCAGATCCAAATCCACCAGCTATAGTACCTTTTGTTTCAGCAAAACCAACTACGTCTTTTCTTGCTAACGAAGCGGCTTCTAATACTTGTCCTACTACAAAGCCAGTATCTGTAACAGCTTGCCCTGTTTGTCTAATCCACGGCTCATGTGCTGGAACAACACTATTAATACTAATATTTGAATTTGTTTTAGTTGTCCAAATTGACTTCTCATCAATTCGAGTTACATCATCGTGGTAGAATTTTTTAAGGTTGCCTGGATCAGGAACTGTTGGCCCTTTGGCAGTATTTAGATCTATTGTTGAACCCCATAAGTTCATTGGGCCGCCTGCTGTAGTATCAATTTTTGCTCCAGCACTAGTTACAATGTTTCCTGAAGCACCAATGGATATTTGTCCGCTGTACTGTGTCAATGCTACATTTGATTTAAGTGTTAGATTTGCTTGGCTATCTAATGCAATATTGCCATCAGCGTGAACGTTAAAGTTCTTCTTAGTGTGCATATTAATGTTTCCATCGGCATGGAAATTCATTTCTTTTTCTGTACGTACATGAATTCCACCATATGCATAAATCATCAATTGACCGTCGCCGGCTAATTCCATCCATACACTACCATTGCCATTAATAATATTAATTAACTTATTGTCATCGCTCATTAAGATCTGATGACCTGCACTTGACCGTAATCTTAATACTTGGTTTTCAGCATTATTATCCCCGTCGTCCATAATAAAACTATGTCCGCCTCGGCGTTGTCTTATAGCATAATCTTCTTCTGACAACTTGCCTTCATTTAATTTTGTTATGTAATCAGGAGCAAGTGTTGGATCTTGAGTAGGTCTACCTGGGGTGCTAATACCAAACACATTACTTGGTGTTTCTCTTTGGCTACTTGATGTTATAGGACCTCTAACAATATCTCCGTCGAGTCCTTGATTAATTAAAATATCGGCTTGATATTCATGCACTGAACGTTTATTTTGTAAGTACGTATCACTAATGTTTTCTTTAATATTTTGGTTAAACTCGCCAGCTGGTTGTGTTCTGCCTGCCGCTATACTTGCGGTCACCGCACTAAAGTCGGGGGAAGAAGGTACTGTGGATGTGTCTAAAGTACCTTCGTCAAACGAAGCATTAACACCTGGTAAACCATTATGAGACAAATGCTTGTCTATGCAAGCAAACCAATAACCACGCCCTGGATCACCCGCAACAAACGTACATAGTACTTCGTTGCCAATGTCAGGCGGCACCATCCACATACCATAAGTATGATGTACTTTATCATGAGCAGTTATTTCTGAAGATTCTGGCTGGAACGTACTACCAAAGAACGGACTTGCATAAACTAGTGTACGCCAGTTCTGGACTTCATCTTCTGCGCCTCCTAGGTCGGGAATATATACTTGGAGACGTCCACTTCGTGTAGGATCTAGGTTATTTTTAATAACACCAACAAACGGTCCTGGATCAGTAATTTGGCCTCCAGATTTTGTTTTATCTGCCCAATCTGCAACTCTATTACCGCCGCCTCTTCTTCCCACTGACATATTAAGTATCCTAACTTATGTTATTATATTTTTTGCTGTGCCGGTAATAATTGGAGCATTATCTGTTTCCGGACTTCCGGCGTTGCTTGAAATAACACCGTCAATGTCAACTCCATCAACAAAACTTGCTAACTGCATTAAATCTGATTTTGCACCTGCTACACCAACACCTTCGTTAAATTTGTTTACTAAATTCAATCCTGATTGCACTACGCCAGACCCTACTCCAGCAAACTGCTGGATATCTGCCAGTCTAGTTCCTGTGCCTATTGCTCCGGTTAATTCATCAATTGATCCAGGTAGTACATTACTAATTCCAGGAATACCAAGGTTGGATGTAAAAGATGTTGACAAGTCTGCTACTTTATCAGACAATGCTCCTAATCCTCCGCCAAGGTCAGAAACTAATCCACCTTGAACTTTAGATTTAATAGCATCAAGACTCGATGGTTCAGGTAGTCCTGGTGTTTTCCCAAGGCTATCTTTAATACTGCTAGTGTTCGCTCCACCTATTTCAATTGGTTTTTTAACAGTTAGAGGTGCAATTGGTTTAACTCGTGTACTTACCTTTCTGCCTTTCAGGAAGGACTGGTCTCGTTCTGGGTTTTTAGTATCAGCGGATTCTAATTTATATGATCTAATTAGATCAACACTTTGTTTAAATTGTCCTTGTCTAAACGTACTTGTAACTCCAAGTATTCTGTACATACCACTAAAGGCACTTTCTTTATATTTGCCATCATTGCGTATTAAACCTGTTTCGGGTTCAATGTCGGTTGGCGTTCGCCATCGAACTAATGCATACAATTCACCTTTGTCCATTGCTAAACTACCGGTATTACCAACGTATGATCCAGCGGTGTCATCGTTGTAACTACTTTGAGAAGGATTAACAAACACGTCATCTTGTTTAATAAAGTCAGGATCGCCAATAATGTCTACTTGAACATTAAGCATGTCTGCTTTAGAGTTTTGATAAAGATTTTTTTGAATGTCATTTATCGTAATTGATCGTGTGTCGGATTCTGTATCGGCACCACTGGCGTTCACGTCGCCAGCAATGGGCTCAACCCGCGTCGGAAAGACCTTGTTCGCTCCACCGTCAGGATTTTTTACCTCAGTTGTGTTAGCTTCTTTACCACCAGGTGTTATAGTACTTGTTTGGGCAGAACTTCTATTAATAGTAACAACATTATAATAAAGAGCATTGAATTGAATCTTAAAATCAATTACATCTCTATTCCTGCCGCTATACAAATAATCATATGTTTTATGATAGTACGTTGGTGTTGTTTTAGGTCCGTGTGGATGTTTAGTATCAGTAACAATATATTGTATAACATTATACTGAATAATTTTAGAAAATCTATTAGCCTTTTCGTCAAACTCTCCAAGTTTTATAGAAGGAATAACCTTATACCATTTAAAGGGTTTATTAAGTGCTTTGGCAACTTCCTCTGGAGTCATCTTTTTTACGTTAATACTTTTGTCATCAAGTAACTGTCCGGTAACATAGTCACTGTTACGCATAACCATATCAATTGTTTTTTCAATGGTAGTTCCTGCATTAATACTAAACTCTTTAGAATTAAAATCGGGTCCGGCGCCGCCGGTCCTCTGGGTGGCGCTGGCTTGTGAAGTTCCCACCCGGGCCAGTTTGGTTTTAGATGCGTCTGTTTTTTCAGGTCTAACAATTTTTGAGTTTGCTATTTCAGTATCAAAGTTAAATATAACTTGGTCAGGATGTTCTCTTGCTTTTTCAAGAACTTGATATTTGAACCATTGGTTAATCCCGTTAGCATATGTGTCAACGCTAATTGTTAAGTCTTTAAGAGATACTTTTGGAGCTGGCTTCATGCTAAGACCACCATTTCCGCCATCGGGTCCGGATACGGCAGCGGCACGAGAATTTTCAGCTCGAGTAGTTGCCTCGGCTATTTTGTTACCATGGGGATTACCTAATCCTTGTGTTTCTTTAGAAGCAAAAAATTCTGCAACTGTACTTGCGGTTACTTGTAAGTTAACTGGAGTTGTTGCTATATTAACATCAAATGCTCCGTGGCTATATGGACTTGCTTTAATTTTATATACAGAACCTTTAGTACTTACATCAATTTCCATCGCTAATATGCGTATTGGGAATCGTTTTGTTGATCCTGGTATAGGTTTAAAGTCAGTTACACCGTCATCGGTGTGACCAAAGAACTCAATTTGTAATAGGTACGGCATATCTAAATAGTTCTTAGATCCTACACTAGCACTTCCTTGTACTAACCTGTCAAGAAATGTTAAGCCATACGGCTCAATTAATGTAAAATCAAGATCTAGTACATTACTTGCTTTAGATCTAGCGTTTAGACCAACCATTGTTAATATTTTTAATTCGTCAAAATAGAAATCATCTTTAAACTCTGGATGCCTTCGATCCATAACAGGATCATGTTTACCTGCACCTGCAACTATGCAGTTTTTAGGTCTCCAAGCAAACGGCGTTTCACTTAACGTAGTATAATCTTCTTTTGATAACATATACAACGAAAGCCTATATGTATAACTAGCGTAGTTGTGTAATATATTTTCTCTGCCAACTAGGTTAGCTTTGGTTATTGGCGGCTTGGCCTGGGTTTTGTCTTGGGTTGACGCTTGGGGCGATTGTGCTACCGGGTTTCCTTTTTCGTCTGTAACTTTGAGGCCCATTAGTTTATTCCTACTAATTTAATATTAGTTGTCTCGCCATCTGGTCCTGCATTATTAAGATAACTTATTTCTTCAGCGGTTAACCATGCAGTGTCACCTTTAGATAAATCAACAGGTGTTGATACTCCGGCGTGTATTGAATTACTTCTTACTTGGTCAGCCGCAATATCTCTAGATGCCTGTTCATTATTAACTCGTTTTTCAGCAAACGTATTAGACATACTATATTCCTAAGTCATCAACAAGTGTAGTTTTATACGGAACTTTAATCCAAGTGCCCGGAACAAAGTCTAATAGAGGGTTAACTAGTGTGTCGGGATTTCGTTGTGCAAAAACCCACCAAAGTCTAGTGTCGCCGTACAAGTCGTAAGCTAACTTCTGTGGTCGATACGCATACCCAGCTTCGATTTGGTAATCCACATCGTCGGCTCGATACGTAAATGGTCTATATTCCAATGTATCTAAATAAGGTCCATACAACTTTGTAGTATAATATGGACTTGTTGGATCATATTCGTGTTTTTTAGTAGCCATTAAATAAATCCACCTTTAACTAACCTGCCAGCGGCAAAGTCATCTAAGTTAAAATCTTCATGCAATGTACGTCTTGAGTAAATTGGTTGTAATGAAATTTGAATATTGCTGTTAGTAGGCATTCTTGTATTTCCTGGGCCGTTTGTTGTACCAATATAGTCAACATCATTTGGCATAACATGTGTAAAGTTTGTTACCACACATGGTACATTTGGAAAGTAATGTTGTCCAAATCCATTTAGAAACACCATTGGTGGTGGAGTTCCTGCTCTTTGACTTTTACCAAACCACATCTTAGTACATCCACGTAAAAAATATACTACTGCGAGTAAATACTGAGCTTCTGTTTGGGTTTGGCAACTAAATTCACCATCTACTTGGATCGAAGACACTTCTGACCCCTCGTAGAAGAAAGCGTCATAATTACTATGTGTAAGTTTTTGATTACCGTACCGTGCGGTATGACTTAATGATATAGTTGGGTTGTAAGGAAAAATAACACCTTTGAACCCTTCTGGATTTTTATATAAAGGAGACATAACACCAGCGTTTGCAGGGTCATTATAAAAATATCCTGCTTTTGATGATAATGCAATTTTAACTCGCCAGTCAGACCCAGTGGTACCTCCACCTTTGTTACCACCTAATGTTTGATTTGCAGGAGCAAGTGCATTTTTTCCACCGCTGGCACCAAGTAGACCTGACATCTTTGCAAGAACTGATTTTACCCCTGGTGGAATCGGCGCATTAATAGCATCCATAGCCGCACCTAGATCGGGCGGTGTTTGTTCACTTATGTTTGTACCTACATCAGACGAACCAGTAATTACTGTTTTGCCCATGTTAACACCATTTGATGAAATGATGCCATTTTTAAAAACTGTTGCCATTATGGTTAAATCTCCTCTTGCATTAGTTGTATTTATCGTGTACAATATGTACATATATTATCATAGGGAATGAATATGAGACACAATTATTTAAACAACAAAGATATACTCAAAGAGATTGCTAAAAGTAAGAATACTTACTGTAGCTACCTTAATCCTGAGGATTCAGCATACGATATGATCTTACCAGAGCTAAAAAAGATTAATAAAACTAATATCTTAGCCGCTCGCAAAGCACGTTGTGAACGACTTGCTAAACTAGCACACGAAGTTGAGGTTAAAAAAGGAATCAAAGTCAAACTTGCTGAATTTGCAATTCCTCTTAAAGATGTAGCATCAACTGATGTTGTATTTCGTGTTACTTGCTGGGAACACGTTCCGCAAGAAGTAATTAAACGTAAACCTAAGAATAATAAAGAAGTTGGGCTAAAACTCGAAGATAATCAAGACGGTGAAGTAACACTATCGCATGACGAAGCAAATTTGCCAACTAAATTTGTACGTTGTAAGTTTCCTCCGTTCTACCATTACAAGGTAGACGAAAACAATGTTCCTTATATTGTAGGTAAAAGTCACTGGGAAGGCGGACTTGACAATGGTTGGTTTAGTCAACAGCACGGCCAGATGACAAATACTTTAGCTAGAATGTTTATGAAACTAGTAGAGCGATATGCTACTCGTAGCAACTGGCGTGGATATACATACAACGATGAGATGCGTAGCACGGCTTTATTGCAACTATCGCAAATTGGATTGCAGTTTGATGAATCAAAATCTGCTAACCCGTTTGCTTATTATACAGCCGCAGTTACTAATTCGTTTACTCGTGTACTACTTAACGAGAAAAAAGGACAAAATCTTAGAGATGACATTCTAGAAGCAAATGGACTTAATCCAAGTTATACTAGACAAGCGGCAAACGAATGGGGCAGTTCTACAAGTAAAGAGCAAAGAGGCGACGAATCAAACCTAGTACCGTTGTCTAAAATGAAACGTCACCCTCAAAAACCAATCAAGGTTGTTGAATAAGCCCGAGGTAACAGGTAATGAACTTATTTAAGAAGGCGGCTGTATTCACCGACATCCATTTTGGACTTAAGAGTAACAGTATAGCTCACAACGAAGACTGTCTTAACTTTGTTAAGTGGGCTGTTGCTAAAGCTAAAGAAGAAGGTTGCGAAACATGTATTATGATGGGAGACTGGCATAATAACCGAGCAAGTATTAGTTTAATTACATTAAATTATAGCATAAGAGCACTTGAGGAGATGAGTGCTGGGTTTGACCGTGTAATAGTTATCCCAGGTAATCATGATTTGTACTATCGAGATAAGCGTGATGTTCAAGGAATTGAATGGGCAAAGCATTTACCTAATGTTGAGCTGATTAACGACTTCCATACAGAAGGTGATGTATTAATTGCACCGTGGCTAGTTGGCGATGAACATAAGCGTTTGCCAAAGTTTGGAGCAAAATATTGTTTTGGACACTTTGAACTTCCTGGGTACTTTATGAATGCAATGGTACAGATGCCTGATTTGGGAGAAATTAATCCTGACCGAGACCTAATGGGATTTGAAGAAGTATTCACTGGACACTTTCATAAGCGTCAAAGCAAAGGAAATGTAAATTACATTGGTAATGCGTTTCCACACAACTATGCTGATGCTAGTGATGATGCTCGTGGCATGATGATACTAGAATGGGGTAAACCTTCTGTGTATTATACTTGGGAAGATCAACCAACCTATCGTGTGTATCAACTTGGTGATGTACTTAAGAACCCAGATTCACTTCTGCGGGCCGGCATGCATTGTAGAATTACTTTAGATATTGATATCAGTTACGAAGAAGCAACTTTTATCAAAGAAGAGTTTATACCAAAGTATAACCTACGTGAACTTACATTGATTCCAAATAAAGACGTTGACCTAAATACTCATGCATTCCAAGGTCAGGTTAAATTCGAAAGTGTTGATCAAATTGTAACACAACAACTTGAAGCAATATCAAGTGAACAATACAATCGAAACTTGCTTATGGACATATATAGAAATCTATGAAATATAATGTTGAAGATATGCTTGATATGCCGTGGGGTGAGTTTTTTACCACTTTGGCTGGTATGGCTAAAGAAGTATACGAACCCAACGAAAAGCTAGTGTTTGAACTAAGCAGTGATGTTAATTATAGTTTACTAACGAAATTTTTCAAAGATTTTTATAAAAATATTCGTACACTAGATATTCCAAATTTTTTTATACACATTTATGTACCAAATGAAGAAACAAAAAACGCTATTTTAGAAGCATATAACATTGTTGGAGCAGATTCTGAACCTAACATACACGTTAATACTCTATTAAGTAACGGACTAAAAATAGAAAATAGCAATACAACATTTGACTTACCAGAAACGGTATGCCCAATGCCATGGAACTCCTTAGACGTTGATCCATTGGGCACTATTAGTCCGTGCTGTTTTTACCAAGGACATATAGTAGATGAAACCGGTAAAGCGTACCACCCAAATACATCAACACTCAAAGAAGTATATGATAGCAAACATATGAAAACACTTCGGAGCCAGTTTAGAAGAGGTGTTAAACCTACAGGATGTTTTCGCTGTTGGAAAGAAGAAGAAAGTGGTACTGTTAGCAAACGTCAAATGTATGCTGGCCGATTTGGCAACGACAGTAAAGCAATTAACTGGGACGAAGACAATATACGCAACTTAAAAATGTTATCTGTTTCGTTTGGTAATGTATGTAACTTTAAGTGTCGTATTTGCTCAAGCAAAAGTTCATCAAAAATTGCAGTAGAAACACAAGATAACATTGCGTTAGAAAAAGGTAAATGGATTCGCAGTTCTAAGCATCTTTGGGATCAAGTCATTGCTAATCCTCAGTTGCGTTACTTTGACTTTGCAGGCGGTGAACCGTTGCTTGATAAGGATCACTTAAAAGCATTACGTTATATGATGGATGCCAATATTGCACACACCATTACACTACATTATAATACAAACGGTAGTATTATTACAGACGAATTACTTGAAATTTGGACTCACTTTAAAACTGTAGACTTAGCTGTTTCAATTGACGACCTTGGCGAACGTTTTAACTATCAACGTCCAGGTCTAGGACAAAAATGGAACTGGGACTTAGTTGAGCAAAATGTAAAATACATTAAACAAAACAAAAGTTCAAATGTACAACTTAGTTTGCATGGTGCAGTTAGTATATTAAACGTTTACTACTTGCCGGAACTATTTGAATGGATAGATTCAATTGGGTTTGATGATGTGCATTTTTCTATTGTATATAACCCAAAGCATTTAAGTTTAACAAATATACCTAAAAATGTTGCCAAGATAGTGTTAAAGAAATTAACTACGTCTAGTTTTAATACAAAATATCAACGTTATATAGAACCTGTTATACAAGAATTAAACAATGCAAAACTTGTAACTAACCAACCATTTATTAACTATATTAAAAATTTAGATAAGATTCGCAATGAATCGTTTGAGCAAGTACTACCCGAAATATCGGTTGCTTTTTACTAAGAAGGATGCTATAATTATACAATGTTTAAAATAAAAGACTTGACAGTTAAGAACTTTATGAGTGTGGGTAATGCTACCCAAGCGGTAAACTTTAATCGCCAAGATCTCACGTTGGTATTAGGTGAAAACTTAGACTTAGGTGGTGACGATAGCGGAGCAAGGAACGGTACAGGCAAGACAACTATTCTTAATGCACTAAGTTATGCATTATACGGCGAAGCGTTAACTAAGATTCGAAAAGATAATCTAATTAATAAAACCAACAGCAAAGGTATGATGGTTACCCTTGACTTTGCCATTGGTGGTAATGATTATCGAGTTGAACGTGGTCGTAAGCCAAACACATTTAAGTTCTATGTAAATGCACAAGAACAAGAAATGACCGACGAGAGTCAAGGCGACAGCCGAGAAACCCAAGCCGAAGTTGAACGTTTGTTGCGTATGAGTCACGAGATGTTTAAGCATGTTGTAGCACTAAACACGTACACGGAACCTTTTTTAAGTTTACGAGCTAACGATCAACGAGCACTAATTGAGCAGTTGCTAGGTATTACTATACTAAGTGATAAAGCTGAAAAACTTAAAGATCTGCAACGGGCCACTAAAGAAGCAATCACCGAAGAAGAATATCGTATTAAAGCAGTTACTGACGCAAATGTTAGAATTGAACAACAAATTGACAGTTTGCGTAAACGTCAACGACTTTGGTATGCACAACACGACGAAACAGTAACAAAACTAACTACAGGAATAGCAGATCTATCTAAAATTGACATTGATAACGAACTAGTAATGCATAACGAGTTAGACAAATGGAATGAAAAAGAAAAAACATATAACGAAGCTGAACGTTGGTTAGCAAGTGCATGGAATGATACGCAAAAACAACAAAACTTAATAGATAGAATTGATAAAGAAATTGCATTACTTGAAGAACATAAATGTCACTCCTGCGGGCAAGACATTCATGATGAAAAGCAAGACGCACTTTTAAAAAGCAAAGAAAAAAGTAAGAAAACAGCAAACGATGCGGTTATTGCTAACAGTCGAACAGAAGAAGAACATGCTGAAGTAATGTCTAAACATAAAAATGTAGGAGACAAACCAAGTACATTCTACCCTGCTCGCGACGGTGCAATTGAACACAAGAACAATTTAGCAAATTTAGAAACACAACTAGAAAACAAAGCAAAAGAGCAAGATCCATACGGCGAACAAGTTGATGAAATGGAAACTGCTGGTATTGAACAAATTAGTTACGATACACTCAATGAACTAGTGAATATTAAAGAACACCAAGAGTTCTTAATGAAATTGCTAACAAACAAAGACAGTTTTATTAGAAAACGAATTATTGATCAGAATTTAAGTTTCTTAAATGCCAGACTGCATGTGTACTTAGACAAAATTGGACTTCCGCATCAAGTAAAATTCTTAAATGACTTAAATGTAGAGATTACTGAATTAGGTCGTGATCTAGATTTTGATAACCTAAGTCGTGGTGAACGCAATCGTTTAATTTTAAGTTTAAGTTGGGCATTCAGAGACGTATGGGAAAGTTTATATCATCCAATTAACTTATTGTTCATTGACGAACTTGTTGATAGCGGCATGGATAGCTCGGGTGTTGAAAACGCACTTAGTATACTTAAAAAAATGAGTCGTGAAAGTAACAGAAGTGTGTGGTTAGTATCACATAAAGATGAACTAGCTGGTCGTGTTAATAATACACTGCATGTTGTAAAAGAAAACGGATTCACTAGTTATAACACGGACGTTGATATTGTTTAGTTATTCTGAATTGCATATTGAGATCAGTAGTAGATGTGTACTTAAATGTCCTCGGTGTCCTCGAACTGAACTTTCTGAAAAATTACGAGACGTATTAAACACTGACTACAGTCTTAGCGAGTTTAGTGCTATCTTTACTCCTGAGATCCTAATAGACGTCAAACGTATACTATTTTGCGGGGATAAAGGGGATCCTATATACACTCGTGAATTTTTAGAAATAATAAAATACATTAAGCAAACTAAGCAGTCCATCCGCATTAGTATTACTACTAACGGAAGCTATAAATCAGAAGTTTGGTGGACTGAGCTTGGCGAGTTACTAGAACCACATGATACCATTACGTTTAGCGTTGATGGGTGGGATCAGAAAAGCAACAACCTATATCGTATCAATAATAATTTTGAAAGTATTCTTCTTGGCATAGCTACACTAAGCAAACTGCCGGACACCCAAAGACCATTTATTAAATGGAGTACAGTATCGTTTAGGTTTAATCAAAACAACGAACAACGTATTTTAGATTTAATTAAGGTCCAAGGTTTAAAGGTTGATATATTCCAATTAGTAAAAAGTACTAAGATTGGAAGCATTGATCAAAACTATCTGGACAAAAATGGTATGGACGAACTAGAGCCTATAAGTATTAATAACGCACAACCATTAAAAGTATACGATAAAAGTGAGAGTACTCGGCTCTCAAAGAGGCGCGAAGACATTCCGTGGGAACGAGTTATTCCAGTTGGAAACCCATGGCAGGGTTGCTTACGTGGAGAACAGATACCTTTTATTGATGTTGACGGGAAATTTTATCCGTGTGCTTGGTTTAATAGTGGTTACATGCCAAATGATTTTGTAGAAAAGTATGCAGACGAAATTAATATTCGAAAGAACGGACTACTTGCAGTGATTAACCACCCGTGTTGGGGAGAACTTGAATCTCGTTGGTTACTAGCGCCGTTAGAAATATGTAAATTAAAGTGTTATAAACATGCCCAATAAAGATATATTTTGTAATATTCCATGGTTCGAATTGAACATTAATAATGATGGCAGTTTTGATCTATGCGGGTGTCAGAATGATAAAATCATTAACACCGAGCTTGGTGAAGAATGGAATATTAAGAAAATGACCATCGACGAGTATTGGAATAGCTCACGCATGCAAGAGAAACGTGCTATTAAGTTAGGCGATACAGTTGACCCAATGTGTAAAATGTGTCAAATGAAAGATGCGGCTGGGTATACTAGTGCTAGACAAAAAGAAAATTTAAAAAGTGTTATCTTTCAAGATGCATTTGATCGTAGCTTCAAACAAAGCCCACATTTAGCTCAGTTTACAGAAGTAACACAAACTAAAATACACAGTTTGCATTTAAATATTGGTAATACGTGCAACTTAGCTTGTAAATTCTGTGCTCCTGAATCTAGCTCACGTATTGCTAGTTTTCAGAAGAGTGTTAATTGGATTCCGCAGACATGGAAAATGCAATCGTGGCTTAAAGACCCAATTGCATATCAAAATTTCCGTGATTGGTTTGACGAAAATTACAAACATATTCATGTAATACACTTAATTGGCGGAGAGCCAGCGTTAATTGACGAGTTTGCAGATCTAATTGATTTGTTCACAGAGCATAAAATGTCATGGCTTAACCTAAGTTTTACTACTAACGCAACATACCCATACACTGAGTATGCTAAACAATTTAAGAAGTTTAAACGTGTAGAGATAGGTATTTCAATTGAAACAGCCGACGAAAGTAATAATTATATTCGCTCAGGCAGTGTAATTGGAGAGATTTTATCTAATGTAGATACTATGCAAAAGAAAATGCCTTTTGTTGATTTTGCATTCAGAACAGTACCAAACTTGCTTAGTGTTGGGCGTTACGACACCCTATTAAAAGAAGGGTTAAAACGACGTATTCCAATTGATGCAAGTTACCCACACAGACCGAGTTGGATGCTCTCAGAACTATTACCCGACGGACATAAAGGTCTTGCTATTAAAAAGTTACAAACATTTGCTGACAGCATCAACTTAACTGATAAGAAATTTAATAACACTAAGAACGCAAACAACGTTGAATTGTCACTCAAACGGGAAGCAGAAGCGTTAATACGACACCTGCAGAAGCCAGTATTAGACGAAGACGAAGCATTTAGGGGCCGTGCAGAAGCCGCTAGTCGTATTGCTACACAAGATAGATATCATGGTATTAGTATTTTTGATGCTATTCCAGAGTACAACGGATGGTTAAAAGAGCATGGATACAGTAATTAAATTTACCCTTAATCCAGTATGGCATAACGATCCTCCGGAGTTTCGTGTTGACTGGAATGACGATTGGTTATTCAATGGGGTGTTAAAAGAAAAACAAGAGTTTACATATCGTGTCGAAGGAAACGCCGGCAAACACGAATTAGGATTTAGTCTGCTTAATAAAACAGACGAAGATACTGTTATGGAAGGCAAAGAAATTGTTAAGGATAAAGCAGTAAAGATTGAAAATATAACCATTGAAGGTTTTGAATTTGATAGCTTTATGCATATTATTCAATATCAAGACCGTTACAAGCGAAAAAAGAAAAATTACGGTAACTACGTATGTTGGAATCAACGTTGGGTTTTACCAATGGAGTTTCCAGTGTTTACCTGGGTTCATAAATTAGAAAATTTAGGTTGGATCTACGGAGACACTATATAATAGTATGTCGTGGACCTACAAAGATCAACTAGTAACAGATTTACCAGAAGATTGCGTAGGTTTTGTTTACTTAATTACTAATACCAACAGCGACCGCAAATACATTGGTAAAAAACTAGCTAAGTTTGCTAGGACAAGGTATCGGGTAGTAAAACTAAAAAACGGTACTAAGAAGCGTAAGAAGATAAAAGACAAAGTGGACAGCGACTGGCAAGAATATTATGGCTCATCAAACGAATTAAACAAAGACATCGAAGCACTCGGCAAAGACTGCTTCACACGTGAAATACTTTACTATTGTTACAGCAAGGCAGAGTGTAGTTACGTTGAAGCAAGAGAACAATTTAGGCACAAAGTATTAGAATCTGATAACTGGTATAACGGACTTATCCGTGTAAGAGTTAACAGAAGCCAATACATTTTAAACGAAAACAATCAAGATTAAGAGCTCTGTTTGGTCGAGGTAGCTCGACCCGTCAAGATACTGCAAGCGAAGGTTTGCCGTTGGGTGTGATGTGCTCAAGGAAAATGCTAACTTAAGGCTCAAATGGTCGTGGCTCTGTGAAAAAGATACAACCACAATTGAATACATGCTGATTGGATGTGTGTAGGAGATTCCGTTGACACGTGAATGCTATAGTAAGGGGTACAGATCAACCGCCTCTGCTGTACTATATACAATACATTAACGCATTTAATGTACTGTATAAAGTACAAATCTATTCAAACCAATTGGCTGATGATACTCGGATGATGCTATCTCAGACACTGTTCACCCGGCAACGGGTGAATTGTGGCTAATTCATCTGGATGATACTAGAGTATATTAATATATACTATATTCATATTAGAAGTAAAAATTAAAGAAGTAAAAAAAATATTTACGAACGACAGTGAAGTAAATAGATCACGTAAGTGATCTTAAAAGAATGGCATCTTAGTAGTTTTAGTTGTTTCTAAATTACCATCTATGATTTTACCAATTAGTTTACGTTCTGATTGATCAAGATTAAATGCTTCGATGTAGGAAAGACCTCCACGCATATACCAACACATTCGTAACAGTTCTTCTTTTATTGCCTCCACCTCTCTATCAAACTTCTTTAAGAAGTCAATGATATCCTGTTCTGAGCTTAACTGGAGGAGGCTTCTGCGAAAAAACTTGTATAATCAAACTCTAATGGAGTTTCCCATGCATGTTCGCAACTGTTACATTTAAGTTTTAAATCTGTAGGAGATGCTTCTTTTGCTATTGCAACGATCTTATCTTGTACTGAACGTAATGCACCTGCGTCTGCTTGCTGGTAGAAATCTCTAATATGCGTTTTCTCATTGACTAGTGTGCCGTCTGGCATTTCAATATGTGAAGTGCTTTCAGTTACGTTGTCAAACCCAAGGTTCATAATACGAGTAAAACTTTCATTTACTTGTTTTAATTTGTCTTCTTCAGGCATTGTTAAATCAGCAACAACAGAACTAATACGCTCTTCTTGGAATCTTAGTTGATTAAGCCTTGAGATAGCATCATAATACTGAGGCTGGATATATATTTTTAATCCTAGGACTTCAACCGGTGAGGCATAATCAGGTAAACGTAGCAATCCAAGTTTTTCTGGTAACGGTACAGCATACGTATTTTCTTCATTGCATTCCGGACAATCAACTTTGACATCCATGCCTTCGCCAAAACTTGCAATACGAATTGCAATTAATAACGCATCTGTGTCAATACTTGGCATTCCCCACGCATCTCGTACTGCTGGACAGCAACTTTCAATTACAGAAACTACTGATTGTCCGTTCATTAATCCGTCTGGTGTGCGTAGTGCAATTTCATCTTTAGCTGTCATTGCATAAACTGGAACTTCTCCAGTGGCTGGGAGTTCTAGTGCGCCTTGTTTCCAGTATTTGCCTCCGCTTGGCAAAGATAAATGAATCTTTGGTTGCCTAAAGTGGGCAGTTAGCGGATTAAATGCTGGCTCAGGCCCAGGATTTGCTTGTGTAACGCCTGGCATAGGAACACTCTGCATATTTTGATTTTCCATAGTTTTTAGATCCTATAAATACATTATATAAATGTGATGATTAGTTAACTTACTGTATTTATGGTAAAAAACACCCACATTAAGGAAAAAGTATTTTATGGCTGACGGACTAACACCAGAACAAATATCAAGAGCGTTTCTTGATGCAATGCGTGAATATAATTCCGGTGGAAACCTACCCGGTGCAGGTGGTGCTGGTGGTGGTAGATCGACTGGACCAAATGTGGGCCCACCTGCCGCTGATATGTCTGGGTTAATCAAGCAAGTAAAAGAATATACTGACAAAGTTAAAAAAGGCAACGGAGCATTAGACAGTTATACACGTATGATGCAACTTGCGGGTGGCAACTACGTTGATGTTAGTCAACAGCTTGGCCAAATGGATTCTGCTATTAAAAAAGCTAAGGATTCAGAAGATCTTAATACTCAAGCTAAATTAGAAAATACAAAAGCCGCATTAGTAAACGCGGCTGAGATTAAAAATGTTAATGCGGCTTTAAAAACTGTTGCGGCAACCACATTAAAATCTATAATTGCCGCGGCACCAGCTCTTGGAAACTTTGTTAAAGGGTTACAATCAGGTACTGATTCAAATGCATTAGCTACTGGAATAATGGGCGCCGGTATTGATATGGCGGCTGGTGCAATAGGTGGGGCCGCCGCGGCGGCATCTGGTGCAGGTTCTGCAATGGCAGGTCTTCCTGGTCCGGCTGGCAAAGTTGGTAAAGCCTTATCGGTTCTTGGACCACTAGTAGGTATGGCCGGTAATGCAATGTCGGCAATGGCTAAAACCGGTCTGTCTGTTATGGCAAAAGAAGTTGCACGTACTACTGACACATTTCTAACAGCATCTAGGTCAGGGGCAATTTTTGCTGATGGCATGACTGGTATGAAAAATGCCGCATTAGGCGCTGGCCTTACAACCGAACAATACAGTAAAGTTCTACAACAAAATAGTTCAACATTAGCGGCCGCCGGTGTTGGTGTAGCAGAAGGTACACTATTACTTGGTGCTACAATGAAAAAAGGCGGCGACAGCATGCGCCGCGAGATGTTAAATTTAGGATATAGTTACGAAGAGCAAGGCGGATTAGTTGCTGAAGTTATGGCAAACATGCGTCAAAGTGGTAAAGCACTAACACAAGGCGACACAGCCGCTATTGCAGACCAAACTAGAAAATATGCAGAAAACTTAAGAATTGTTTCATCTATAACAGGTGAAGATGCTAAAAAGAAAATGGATCAGGTTAAAGCTGAAGCTCAGCAGTTAGCCATGCAACAAAAACTTGCTGAAATGGATGCTACCCAGCGTGATAATGTCATTAATGCAATGGCAAATATGAGCGATCAACAGCGTAAAAACTTCCAAGAAACTTTAATCTTTGGTCAAGTTATTAATAAAGAAGGCGCCGCGTTAGAAGCAACAAGTTCGGCATACGCCGCTAGTACAACTGCAATGGTTGCCGCCGCTAATAAAGGCACCTTAGACGCTGAATCCGCAAGAAAAATTATTGCGGCCTCAAGCGAACAAATTAAGAAAGACTTATTATCACAAAAAGAAATTGGCATGGCTGGCATGGCTGGAGTGGGTGGGCTATCTCAATCACTGTCAGATGCAATGGGCAAAGAATTATTATATAGAAATAAATTTAACACCGATGCTATTGCGGCGGCGACTAAAGCCACTAAAGACGCTAAAGTAACAGAAGATAAGCTAACAACTACAGTAACTGATAATATGACGATTGCTCAAGATTTAGCTCTTAAGATGCAATCAGCACTAGAATCGTTATTACCTCACTTTACAACATATCAAAACAAAACACTATCAGCAGTTCAAGATATTGTTAATGCAGTATCGAAGTTTACAAAGTCAGAAGAAGGTCAAAACGAGGACGGCAGTGACAAAGACTGGGTTGAAAAGCAAATGAATAAAGTTGGCCTTTCAAAACAAACAGAAGAAAATGCTGGTGTTGGTGGAGCTCTTAAAGGTGCCGCAAGTGGAGCAATGACTGGTGCGATGATAGGATCACTTGTTCCTGTTGTTGGTACTGCAATTGGTGCCGCAGTTGGTGGCATCATTGGCGGAGCATTAGGTTGGTTTAGTAAAGGTAGCTCCGACGGAGGTATTGTTACAGGGGCCGACGAAGGATTCTTACATAAGTTACACGGAACAGAGTTAATTGTCCCGCTTGACAGTGGCGTACCAAGAGAAGGGTCAAAAGGTTACGAACATGCAATGAAACTATTTAATAACGGCAAAGAAGAAGCAGGTGGTGCCGGTAAAGTAGTTGAGAGTGCGTGGGGATGGGCTAAATCCGCATTAGGATTTGGTGGCGATAAAAAGAATAAACCCGGAGAAGTTAAAGAATCAAGTGGCGTAACCGAAGCATTAGCACTAGCGGCAAATGCAATCCCAGTTGTTGGTGCAATCACATCAGGCATAAAAGCAATTAGTAGTTGGTTTGGCGGTGGAGATGACAAAGAAACTGTATCTGCTAAGTCTGTTACAGGCACCGATGAAGAGCCCGCAGGAGGATTACTGTCTGGATTAATATCTAAAGTAACAGCTATAGCTGACCAAGCACAAATTAAATTAGGGTTAAAAGAAGACGATACTGCTGACACCGCAGTTGATGGTGAAGTACAAATACTTGCAAACGATAATTTAAAAACTCTACTAGAAGAACAATTAATGGTATTGCACCAACTAAATGAACACTTAATGATTATGTCTAACACTACAGTAGATGGTGTTGGTTATCAAAAGCAATTAGTTGAGAACAGTTGGTAAAAAATAATAAATACATACATAATGATACGGATGAATAACACATGAGTTGGAAAAAATATTTTAAATCTTCTAGTATGCCAGGTAATATGTCTGGTGCTATGAGTCCTATCAGTGGTGGAGAACAAGCACCACAAGATCCCGGGTATGCAAATTACCAAAGTAGACTTCCTGAAGTATATGTTGGACACCCTAATCGTGTTGAGCGTTATAATCAATATGAACAAATGGATCTTGACAGCGAAGTTAATGCCGCTTTAGATATTATTT